CCTGCCACTCCCGGTCTTCGGATTTGCTCCCTTTAAGCACCGGCGTCACCTCCACCGGATACCCCGCCGACGTCAGCGCGGCGGCGAGGAGTTTTACCGCGGTTTCGACGCGGTTGAGGGTGTTGTAGGTGAGCGTTCCGCGCTCTAACTGTGCCCTTTCTGTGTCTGTCAGCCCCGACCAGTTGCCGAGGGTCTGGTAGGATTTCCGTATCGCGGCGGAGGCGGTTTCGTCGCTTTCCGCGCGGTCATAGATTAAATTGAGGTTTGCTGTATCAAGGCTCATTTGATGATCACCTCCGCGACTTGTGCAGTTCCGGAGACGGTGTGTTTCATGCTGACGATGCGTCCGGTCACGTCGTCCATGTAGTCGTATTCCTGCGTCACTTTGTCGCCGACTTTGAGATTGCCGGTGAGTATCTTTTCAGATATTTCGCGGCGGGCGGAGTAGTAGTTGTACGCCGCTGTGGCGAGTTCGTCGGCGTTTGCCCGGTTCACGAGGGTGAAGTCTTTGAGCTCGACTACGTTCTCTTTGTCCCCGGCGAGGATAAGCGGATTCCGCTTCGTGATGATGGTTTGGGTTTTGTCGTATTTCTTGCCGGTCAGGACGCAGTTCGCGTCCGCGTTGATGACGGCTTGGTTGACAGTCTGGGAGACTATCTTGCCGTTCGTGATGGACAGGGAGTGGAGCGGCTCAGGGAAGGCTACGGTGATGCCGGTTCCGGTTCCGCTGTCCGCCGCTTTGTATGCGGTGTAGTCGGTTGTCCCGGCGACGTAGGAGTACGCGGTGAGCCGCAGTTCGGTGAGCTTGTCGCGGAATGTGGTCGTCTGCCCGGTGAAGGTGTTCGAGGCGTTCAGCGTGCCCGCGACGGTGTCGGACAGCTTGTACAGCTTCACTTTGTCAGAGTAGCTGGTGTCTACAACCGCGCCGAGGGCGAAGGCGATCTGATTGAGAGCTTCGCGGCAGGAGGATATCGCGAGGTATCCGGTGAGTGTCGCGGTTTGCAGACTGCCCGCGATTTCGTATTCGACTTTGAGCGGCGAGAGCATTTCGCCGATGAGGGCTGCCGCGTTCTTCGCGGAGTAGATGCCGCCGCCGAACGGGGAGTCGTCGAGAATAGACACATAATCTTCCGACTCGATATCGTATGTCCTGTCCGAGTTCCGCTCGTAGTGCGTGATGAACGTCGTCTGCACGAGTGTGTCGTCGAAGTAGGTATATAACGGCTGTTTTTCCTGGAAGATGAAGTCGACGTCGCTCTGCTTTTTGAGGGTGAAGCCCACGGTGTTAATTGAGACGGTTTCGGATACCGGCTCGATTTCCTGTAGCAGAGAGAAGTTTTCGATTTCGTCTTTCCCGAAGTTACGGACGGTTCCGTAGAGGATGTCCGTGAGATACAGCCGGTTGCGCGGCATATTCATCTTCGAGAAGGAGATTATCAGCTTGTTGTAGTTTTCGATTTTGTTCGCGCAGAAGAAGTTCGGCTTGTCCGGCGTGAAGTTCTTATCCGACAGAAGGGTGCTGTCGCGATACCATTTGATGTTGACTGCCGTCGCGTACCGGTTGGAGACCTCATCAAAAACGAGCGTGATTCCTTGCGAGGTGTACTGCCCGGTCGCGGTGAGCGTGAGGACGAGCGGAGTTTCGAAGCTACCGTCGGTCGCGCTCGACAGGCTGTCCGACACGAGGGCGTATTTCGGATCGTCCGGCGGAACCGTGAGAGAGCCATCGAGCAGGACGGAGTATATCTCGCACGGATTCGCGTACATCGGGGTCTGCTGCCCTTGCAGTAGTGCCGGAGTCGAGTTGCTGGTCTGCCCGGTCGCCGATGGGGCGAAGTTTTCTTTCGCCCCGACAGCGACATCGGCGTAGGATACCCGGAGTTTCATGCTGCGCTCCTTTGCGGCTCCATCGCGATAAAGTCGAAGGAGAGGTTGCCCCAATACCGGTTCGTCTCGGAGTACTGCCGGAGGAGATCGTCGCTGCCGCGCGAGACATACGCCTTGAATGAGAGCGTTTCGTTGCCGAACGGGACGACTATATCGTGACTTGCAACCGGCGCGGAAATCGTTTTGTAGAGAGCGTTGTACTCCGTCTGGGACATACGGTCGGTGTTGATCGTGATGGAGTAGTTGTAGTAGGTTCCAATGAGGTCGCGGTGCATGACACCATCGAGTGTGCGCCCGGCGTTATCGCCGTCGACAACTTCGAAATTTCGCGTCAGCGCGGTGACGATACCGCCGTATTCGGTTCCGTCGACTTTGAACATTACCGCGTCCCTCCGTTCGTGAATGTGATTTTGGTGTTCGCGCCGGAGCGCCTCTTTTCGGAGTCTATGGCGTCTCCGAAGACGCGTCCGACGACTTGCTTGTCGAGGACGAGTTCTATCTTGCCCCCGCGTCCTGAGCCGCGCTGTGCGGCTGTCATCGCGCGGTAGACGGCGTTCTCGATGCCTTCGATGATCTGCGCGTTATTCGCGACGGCAGTCCGCCCGTTCGCAAAGTGTCCGACGAGCTCGCCTGAGTTCGCGTAGAACATTCCGTCCTCGGGGAATCCGCCGGTCGCGAAGGCGGGGATCATTTTCGGCGTTTTGCCGATGATGGATTTCGCCGCGTTGCCACTGCTGAAAGACGCTGACGAGAGCACCTGATTCAGCTGCCTGATAAAGGTGCGCGCCGACGCAAGCAGGCTGTTCGCGAAGGCGGAGAAGTCCACGCGGATAGACGTCCAGACGTTCCCGAAGGCGTCCTTGACGTTGGGGAGTCCGAGCGTGACGCCGTTCGCGAATCCAATGTCAACGTTGATGCCGTAGCCTTCAAAGACGGTCGACGGTGAGTGGATGCCGAGGCTGTCGGTGAACTGAACCATAGCTTTGTTCGCCATGCCGATCATACCTTTGGCGACGTAATCGGCGTTGTAGTCAACTCCGGCGACGAAGCCCTTCGCGACGTTTGCACCGGCGGACTTGCCCTTCTGCCCCAGTTCATTCCCGACTTTATCCATCATGCCATAGAGCGGCTTGTAAATGCCGGTCTTCGTAACGTCATTGATGCCGTTCTTGATGGTTTCCGTCGTGTTGTTGACGATTGATTGTGAATTCTGGTTGGCGATCGTAGAGCTGGAATAGAATTGACGGTTCAGATTATCAAGTTCGGTTGAGGTAGTCTTGACGTTCTGCTTGGCGACACTGGTGATTTCGTTCAGCTGCGCGGCGAGTTTCGGGTCACCGAAAGTAGAAATGACTTTGAAAGTATTCTCGTCGATGCCGAACTGCGCTTTGAAGTCGAACGAGCCGAGGCCAACCGCCTTGTCGATAGTGTCTTTGAGGCTGTTTGTGACGTTCTTGATACTGTGCCCGAGCGCTTCGGATACCGTTTCGAACGCTTTTCGGCATTCATCGGGGAATACCACGGCACCGATTGTTGCGCCTATGATGATGGAGAGCGCACCGGCGAACAGTCCCACTGTACCTGCGGTTGCGGCGCCAGCTCCGAGTCCCGTTGCGACCTTCACGCCGGTGAGGGATGCCGCCGCGGTCGTGAGCAGCGCCCCTATACCGAGCTTTATCGCCCCGGCGAGGTCGTCCGCGCCGGTGTCGTTTCCGAGTTCGAATATCCCGGTCGCCGACATTGTGAGACCGGCAAGTCCGAGCGTGAGCGGAAGTCCGCCCGCCTTGAATCCTTTCGGACCGAGGGTAAACAGGGATATGGCGGCACCACCGAGCAGAGCCGTTATTCCGGTTTTTGCGACGCCGAGAAGAGTCTGACCGCCAGTGACACTCGGCGATCCGCCGATTGTTTCCGCCGCGATTGACAGAGCGGCGATGCTGAGAAGAAGATTCGGGATGGAGCCGCCGAATCCGTTGGCGCGCGAGAACAGGCTGATTGCTTTGAGACCGAGAAGTGTGCCGATTCCGACGCCGAGGACTTTCCACAGGTCGGCTTTTCCGCTCGTTGTGCCGAGCGCGGTTCCTCCGAAGTCGAGGTCTATCCCGGTGACCTTGAATACCGCGGTTTTGAAGAAATCCCATATTTTCTGAGGGATTTTCCACAGTCCGAGCTTATCGGCAATTTCTTTCGCGGCGTCTTTTATTTTGCTGAAATAATCCCAGATGTCTTTCGCCCAGCTTTGTATTCCTTCGCCCTTTGTCAGCCAGTTCTCGATCTGCTCCGCGATCTTATCGGTCGTCTCGCCGAGGTTCTTTGAGAACATATCGTCCTCGATCTTCGCGAGCCGGTTCAGCTCCGCTTCGAGCTTTGCGAGGTCGGCGGCGCTCGTGCCGGTTCCGGACGAGGAGCTGTTCTTTGAGCCGAGAATGTTCAGCTCGTCGAACGAGAGCTGATAGAGCTTTTTCATGCTCTTAGCGGCGTCATCGGCGGAGTCGGCGACGCCTTCGTTGCCTTTGATTACAGAATCGGCGTAGTCGAATTTCGGCAGTTCAAATCCCGCGAGGGCTGCGAACGCCGAGACGATGCGCTGTCCGACTTTGACGAACGCGATCATGTACGGGAGCGTCTTCTGCACGAGCGGCAGGAAGAGGTCACCGATAGCGCGTCCGAGAAGCGTCAGCTGCGCTTTGAGGATTCTGAACTGGTTCGCGGGCTGCTCGAGCGTTCTCGCCATGTCGCCCATGGCGGAGTTTGACTGTCTCAGCAGTGAGATCGTCCGGAGCATTGCCTTTTCGGACTGGTTCATTGCGTCGACGTTCGCGGTGATGCCGAGTTCGGTCGCGAGGAGTTTGAGGTTCGCGACGGACAGGTCCTTACCGAGCGCGCGGATTGGCTCAATCTCGCCGACCAGAGCCGACCGGACCTTGTTCAGTGACTCGTCAACTTTGAGATTGTAGAGCGATGATATATCGTAAGTAAGCTGCGTCAGCGCCTTCGACATGGTATACGCCGTGCCGCTCGCCGTGCCGAAAGATTTCGAAACGTCCATGAAGGTAGCTTGCATCTTCATGAATTCGGCGGGGTCGACGCCGTAGCTGTCGCCGACGAGGTTAGCATAGTCCTGTGCCTTTTCGGCGTAGCTGCCCATTGAGACGTAGAACAGGTTCAGGGCTTCGATGTACTCGTTGGCGGATTCAAGAGAATCCGTAGCTTTCAGCCAGACTTTTTTGATTGTGGCAATCGAAAATAGCTGTTTTGCAAAGTTCGTCAGCCCGGACGAGCTCTTTTTACTGCCCTTTGATATGGTCTCAAAGAATTTCTGCCATGTCGGTTCGGCTTTCTTTACGCTCTTGGTTGACGCTTCATTATTTTTAATGAAGGTCTGAATCCTCTGCGGGAACGCTGAGAATCCGCGGGCGATTTTGTCCATTTCGGTTGCGAGGGGTGCCATTGCCGCCGTGAGCCGTTCGACGGTCGCGGCGAAATGCTCCATGTCAACCGCGTCGAGGCTTGCGGAGAGCTCGGGGAGCTTCGCGAGCTGATTGATGAACGAGGTGAGCTGTGCGCGTCCGAGTTCGCCGAGCGGCTTCAGGGATTCGCCGAGAGCTTTTACCTTGTCGAGCGCGGCTGTATCGAGCGTGCTGAGGCTGTTCGCCGCGTCGCCGATTTCTTTGAGTTGCCGCCCGATGGAGGAGGATATTTTCTTGCCTTGCAGTGTGTCGAGTGCGTTTGAGAAGTATGTCAGGCTTCCCGCGGCAGCTCCGAGAGCGTCGAATTGCCGCACAGCATCCCACATATTGAGGGACGAAACGCTCTTTTGCAGCTTCCGAAGCCCGGACGCGAGGCTCGAGAGGTCTTTCGACGCCGTGCCCGCGCTGTGCTCTATTGCGACAGACAGACTGTCTATCTGCACTTCGTTATCTGCCATTCAATTCACCTCCTCCGAACCTTTCCTGTAATTTTCTTTCTTTATCCTGATATTCCTGCATGAGGATCATTCTCCGTGCGTATTCCTCGGGGGAAATGGCGGACGCTTTTTCCTCCTGACTCCGCAGGTCATACGGCTTATCTGGGTACTTCCCGTTCTTCGAGAAGCACGCGCCGATGGCGTCCCGGACATATATGCCGGTCATGTACGCGTGAAAGTTTATCCGATCACGTTCTTCACGCTGGTTCTTTTCGTATATATCGAGAAAAGGCTTCATGCGGCGCGGATTGAGCCGCCAGAATGTAGTAAGGTCAAGCCCGATCCTGTAAGCCGCAGGAAGCCAGTTTTCGTATACCGTTTCGGCGGCGTTCGGAGTCAGGCGTTCTTTGCCTGCTTCTTTTCCGCCGTCTTCGCCTTCGTGATCATCGCTTTGAAAAAAGCGCTGTCGTCGCACGCCTTCATGAATGCCGCCGAGAGGTCGGAGAGGTCGCCGCCCCCTACGATGTGGGATTCGATTTCACGTCCAGCCGCTTCGGCGCCTATGCCCGCGCAGTACGCGAGATAGGCTCTGAGCACCGCGAGGGGCTTTGTGCCGAAGGAGTAGATATCTCCGCCGAGATCGTTGAGTTCGATTGTGGCGTTGAAGTCGATGGGTTTAGCCGTTATTTCCTTGCCGTTGATTATCATGGTTTATCTCCTTGAGTTTATCAGCCGCCGATAGTGGGCTTTGCCGCGAGACCGGTGACTTTGTTTACGGTGATGGTGCCGGATACCTGGAACGCCGAGTTCGAGGTGACCTCGGGGAATCTGAGCATCGAGGGCGAGCCGGAGTAGTAGAAGCTCTTTTCGTAGTTCGGGATGACCTGGGTGAACCAGAGTGTCTTGCCTGCCGCCGCCGCGGTCGCCATGGCTTCTCGCATGGTCTCCCACGCGTCGATGAAATCAGAAGCCCAGTTGCCGGTGACGTCTACGCTGCCGGTGTCGGACAGTCCCTGCTCATAGCGCTTGAATGCGGTCTCGGAGACCGGCGTGATTTCTATGGTATCGGGAGTCGAGCCGATTTCGCCCCAGCTGACGACGTTCGGGATTTCTATCCAGCCGGTGGTGGGCTGAGTGCCCGCGGTAGCTTCGGGGGCGTAGTAGAATTTAATACCGTTGGTGGTCATTTATCATACCTCCATTTTGGTTGATTGAAGTTTTGAATATCTCGCGACCATTCTGTAGATGGACGCGTCGTTTTCGTTCGGGAAGGGGTTGCAGAATGTGCGCTGGAAGTTGTAGCTTTGCATGGTCTCGTCGACCGCCGCCATAACCGCCTTGCATTCGCTCTTTTTCCCGCTTTTCTTGTTTGAAAACACGTCGACGGTGTAGGACAGCCGCGCGTTGGTCTCTCCGCCGGTCACACGGAAAGAGAGCGCCTCGGAGGCGTTATCGGTTTCGCGGATGTACACATGGGGGAAGGATGACGGCTTCGGGACGAATTCGGAGACAACCGTCGCTTTCGGGAACTTCTTCGTGACCGCCGTTCGCACAGCGTCAACAAATACGTTTTCAAAATCGATCATCTCTTCTTCGCCTCCTGCAATACCTCTTCAAAAGCTCTGTACAGCGGCATTTGCGCCGCCGTTCCGTGGGTGATGACGAGGTTGCCGTCTTCGGCGTAGTAGCCCCACGCCTTCTGGTTTCCTTGCCCCTTGCCATATCCGCCGATAACGAATCCGAGTTCGGCGCCTTTCGGGTGAGGGGACGCTCCGGCGGGGGGATTGTAATAGATTCCTGCCCCGAACTCGATGAACGTCACCTCGGGTCCTTCGGCGACGACTTTGTAGCCGGTGCCGGTCTTTTCCACCCGGCATTTCACGTCGGCTTCGCCTCTGACGCCTCTCGCGAGGCTGTCGTACCACGCGGCGTCGAAGTTCGCCTGTGCTTTTTCGCATATCCGTTCGGCGATATCGCGCGCGGCGTCGTCGAGCCGGTCCCGGTTGGCTGACATGAGGGATGCGACCTCATCGAGAGCGGACTTTACGCTTCCGGGCGACAGCCGGACGGTTATGCGTTTCTGCATGGCAATCTCCTTCGCTACGTTCCTACGTCGACTTGTTTCAGTGCGACGAGCGTTCCGTTTATCGACTTCGACACGCGCCTGACGCGGTAGTTGTACGGGGCGGTCGGCTCTGCGTCGAGCCAGACAACCGAGTTCTCGTCAAGCTCCGTGGTCTCGGTACAAAGCACTTTATCGTAGTCGATCATCGTTCCGAATCCGGCGGCGTAAGAATCGCCTTTGGCGGCGGAGATGTTGCCCCACGCCTTTACGGGTTCGGTATAGATGACTTCTTGCTCGCCGGTGTAATTGCCGTTTTCGTCGGTGACGTCCTGAGTGCCCGCAAAGAGGGCGTACCAGTACGGAATCCGGTTCTTTGCGAGCGTCCTCATGAGATCACCCCGACATACGGCATTACGTTCTTGTGGATGTATTCGAGGCAGGACGAATACCCGAACTGTCTCGATATTCCGTTTTCATTGTGAGCGGTCTCGCCTTCGCCGCCGATCTGCGAGAAGCCGATCATGACGGCGTTCAACTGGACGCTTTCGTATTCCTGCGGCACGTCGGTCACGTCGTCCGGTATGCTCCCGGTCGCCCCGTATCTCCACGAGAGAATTTCGTCTCTTGTGAAGTCGAGGAACGCCGAGAGCGTGTCGTCGTCCGTGTCGGGAAGCCGCATCATCCGTTTCAGCCGGATCAGCTTCTCGTCGGTGGTCATGGATTAGCCGTTCGTGATGAGGCGCGCGATCGGGATTTCCTTCGGAGCGAACTTAAGAGCCCAGTTTGCGGACGCCTCGAGCTGCGCGTCGGTGGGGGAGTTGGTCCAGCCGGTGGAAGGCAGCTTGAACGAGAAGCCGTTCGGGTGGATGCACTCGCGGATTCTGGTGATAAGAGTGTCCTGACCGTTGTTCTTCGTCGGCTCGCGGAAAGTCTCGACCGGCACGTCCTGTCTTGCCCAGCAGTGGCGGAGAACGCCGGTACCGAGGAGGTAGGTCGTGTACTTCTTGAGGTCCTTGTTCGCCTCGGAGCCGCCGACCGCGGTGACCGGAACGCCGTCGTCGATGATGACGGTATAGCCGTTCACGGACGCGAGACCGAGGTTCCTCTGGATGCCGTTCGCGTCGGTCTGCTTCCAGTAATCGAGAACCTGGAGGTTTTCGAGGGTGCGGGCGACGGAGGAGTGCATGATAGCGAGCTTGTACGCGTCCTTGTTGTCGCCGAGGGTATCGGTCGCAAGGTCGTTGAGGTCGGTCTCGTTGATCTTTCTCGCGGTCGCGGTCGCGGAGCCGACGTCGACGGTGTGAGCGGTCCACGCGGCGTTGCCGGTGATACCGAAGATTGCGCCGAGGATGGCGATAATCTTCTTCTGGCGGTACTTCGCCCAGAATTTCGCGGTGGACGAGATGATGTGGCCCATCGGGTCTGCGCCGGAAAGCTCGCCGACGAAGTCACGCGCGGTCCATGCGACGTCGCGGCCATACGCGACGTAGTTCTGCTGGTCTGCCTGGGTCTCGGTCGAGGTGATGTCGGTCTGGCCGTCGTGGTTCACGGGAGTGCCGGTGAGGGTCTTGTAGAACGGAATGGTGCCGTAGTTGCCGGAGGATATGAGTCTCGAGGCGAGCACCGGGTCTTCAACCATTACGCCGGAATCGAGGAGCGCGGTCTTTTCGGAGTCGGGCTCCGCAAGCCAGCGGGCAATGAAGAGATCGTCGTCAAAGGGGTAGTTGAGGTAGGTCTTGGACATTGTTTAATCATCCTTTCGAAAAATGAGGTTGTGCGGTCACGCCTTGAAGAGTGCCGCGAATTCGGTCGGATTATCGTTCTTGAACTGGACCTGTTCGGCGAAAGTGAGCTTGCCGAAAGCTTCTTTGGTCATGGCGGTCGTTGCGGGAGCCTGCGAGGGGGCTTTGACGCCGGCCGCGAGTTCGCCCTTGACCTTGTTCGCCGTCGCTTCTCCATAAGCCTTGAACGCCGCTGCAATCGCCGTAGCGACCGAGGTCGTCTGTTCTGCGTCGGTGGTGACAATGCCGTCGAGGAAGGTCTCGTAAGCTTCCTTGGTCATGCCGTTCCCCGCGAGGATGCTCGCAGCTTCCTGCCGGTTTGCCTTGACGGTGAGCTGCTCGATCTGCTGCCTCTGCGCTTCGAGGCGTTCGGTCAGAGTGCCTTCATTGGTCTTCATGTCCTTCTTCGCTTTGGCGAGGTCGGACGCGGTTTTGTCGAAGGTCTCCTTGTTCACGAAGTTCTTGTTCGAGAGCGCCGTCGCGATCTCTTCCGCAGTCATTCCTTCGCGGTAATCTTCGCCGAGTAAATCTCTGAGTTCCATGTGATAATCCCTTTCTGCGTTTGGTGAGGCGGTTCTCTCCGCCATAGATTCGCGTTTTTCGGACTTCTCTGTCCATTGTTTAATGAATTAAAATCAGCGTCGCCCCGGGGAGTGGCCTTAATAAATTAAAAAGAGCGCCAGAACCGACAGGCTGTGTAAAAGCCTGTAGATATCTGGCGCTCTTGGCGCTCTGTGTTGTAGTGCGGGGTGTTCCCGCTTATGACGCGACCGTGCGTATGACGGCGTGTGAGCCTTCTGTGTGGGCTCTGACCGTCGTTCCGCAGCCGCGACACTTTATCTCCGCCACACCGCTTATTGCTCCGAGGAGCCTTCCGCAGTGCGGGCAGCGCACTTTAATCAGTTCCGGAGCTTCCGCCGCCGGAACTTTCTTTGTTTCCGTCATTGCTTCCGCCTCCGGGCTTGTCCTGCCCTGACTTGTCCCGCGCGGTGCTCTCGAGGAGTTGGAGCCGCGCGGCGAGGTATGGGATCGAGTCGATATACGCCTGGTTCGGATCGTCGAACAGGTGGGGTATGCCGAACGCGATTTCGGGATGTACTCCGGCGTCGAGAAGGTTCATGAGAGCCTGCGTTTTGACGAGCAGATTCTCGGTGTTGCCCTTCGTGAACCGGATGTCGATGTCGGCGAGCCCGAGGTCGAGCTTGCCGTATGTTCTGAGGAGCGACAGCGCGATGCGGAGGAACTGCTTTTCGCTTCGTTCCCACTGCATAACGGTGTCTCTGGCGCAGCTTTCCGCCATTGCCCATCCGTCGCGGAGCAGTACGGCGTTGCCGGTGTCTCCGGTCGTGCGGTTCGCGCCGTTTCTGTCCGGCATACCGCAGATTGTGAGGGCTTGCTGATAGAGGTGGTCGATTTCGACCTGAGTTTGTGACTGGTCGAGTTCGGACGAGATGATGTCGACGTCCGAGGGGTTCGAGTTGTCCGACTTGATGACGATAGCGCCTTCCTGCCGGAACTCTTTATACTTCTCGGGATCAATCTGGCAGTTGACGAATTTAATGAAACTCTGGACGAACTGTTCCGTGCCGTCGAGCCGGTTCGAGGACAGTTTGTTGATGCCGTCGAGAACTTCGAGAACGACTTCGAATGAGCCGAGCCGCGCGTTGTTGAGCGGGTATTCGATGATCGGGACCGCCCCGATGCCGTGGAGCCTCGAGGACGTGATTGTGTTGTTCACGATCTCGAACTGCATTGTATCAGTCCAGGCGGTGTAGATTGTCTGCTGATTGTCCCTGAGCGTCTCCTGGAACGCCATGACCGGCTTCGCGCCGAGCTCTTTTGAGTAGACGACGCCGGTCCGTCTCGGGTCGAGACTGCCGATTTCGATTTTTTCGTCGTTTTCGAGGCTGCCGATGACATATCGGAACGCGGTTCCGCAGATGTGGTTCCACTCGGCTATGTCGTGGTCGATAGCTTCCTTGTCGAGGACGTGCATGATTTCGTTGAGCCGCCCGACCTTTTCGGACACCGGATCGCGCGTCTGCGCGGCGGTGATCTCGTCGGGGGTCATGGTCATGCGGGCCTCTCCGCTCCGGATTTTCCGGCGCGTGTACGCGATGGGCGCTCCGAGGAGGTACGCGACCTTGAAGGAGACGATTTCCCACGCGTGGTTTTCGACGATTTTGTTGTTGATCTCCGGTCGGACGTCCTTGACGCGGTTGAGGATGGGCTGTCTGCCCTTGTAGTAGCCGTAGAGATAATTTATGTCGCTCTGGTTCCGGTGAAAGGTCGGAAGGACCTCGTTCAGCACCTGTACGACGTTCTCCGCGTCGACCATTTCTGCGTCGGTGTAGATGACGTGTCGTCCGGTCAGTACCGGAGAGACGTCGGGGAGGTCTGCCGCGCCGAATATGGGCGTTCCGTCATCTGCGTACCCTTCGACTTTTGGTTCCGCCATTCTTTCACCACCAGTTCTTTGAAAATTCGCCCCGACGTGAGAAAGGTTAAAAACAGCGTCGGGGCGGAGGAGAAAACCATATCCGCAAACGGGCGGAGCATGGCAGACAGGCGGAAGGGGAAAGGGGTCGCCCGTCATGTAATATTATACACCTTAAACGAATTTTTGTCAAGTGTTCCGGATAAACTTGTTGCATTATTACGAAATTCCGTCATGGAAGGCGAAATTCCGTCATACGTGTCAGAATACCCGTTTCTGCACAGAGACGATGCCCCAGTTTCCGGTGGCGAGATCCATGAGCTGTGCGAGCGAATCGGGCGCGTCGTCGTGGACGTTCTTGCCGAGCGAGACGAAGGAGCAGAGCCATTCGATGAACGAACGGTATTCCGGCGTCGAGTGGTCGAAGTCGAGGAAGTGAATCTTCGAGATGTCCGGCGCGTACTGGATGATGCGGGAGAGCTTCGAGGCGTTGCCCGGGGCGCGGCGCGTTGAGATGTTGAGAGCGCACCCTTTCGCGCGGAGCATTTCGTCGATTGCCTGCGCGTATTCGGTTCCGCCGTTGTTCGCCTCGAACTGTACCTGATGCGGGCGGTGGATAAGCAGCTTGCCGACCACTTCGGGCTGTGTGAATACCTTGTTCGCGTTCGAGAACGCCACATCGACGCAGTATATTGAGCCGTCTCCGTACACATAGACGATAGGCATTGACAGATAGTCCTCGCCGCCCCACGCGACGTCGCAAGCAGCGATAATGCGCTCCGGCGATCCGCCCGGCAGCACGCCGTTGTAGCGGAGCAGTGAATCCGGCGGAAAGACGAGACCCTGACGGACGTACGGAGCGCCCTGGTACTTCGCACACCATGTGCAGTCGTCGATTGACGCTTTCATGTCGCGGTAGTATTCGGTTGAGAATCCGACGCCGTAGTCGTACTGGAAATTGGATTCGCCGTTCGCGTCGAGCGCGGGAATGACGGTGAAGCGGTATTCGGGATTGTCTCTGTACTGTTCGCGGACGCGCCCGAGAGGATCCATTACGTTCCAGCGCGTACCGACCATCAACTGGAGCGCGCCGTCCTTCATACGGTCTTTCATCTGGTTCAGGTAGATGTTGTACTTCGCGTCGAGACGGGAGGGAGACAGCGATTCTTCGAGGTCTTTCACGAGGTCGTCGACATAGAGGATACCGTCGCGCGAGATGTCGATAGCGCCCGTCCATGTACCTTCCGCCGATCGGCAGGTCATTGTAGGGAAGCGCTTCGGGTGGTTGAGGTTGATTTGCAGGTACTTCGCCGACCGGCTTTCGATCTGCGCGTGCGGGAACACGTCGTGCCAGAGGTATTCGCCGTCCGGATCGAGCACTGCGTTCAGCTCGCCGTAGAACCCATTCACGAGTGTGTCGGAGTGCCCGCCCATAGCGGACGCGTCGTCCGGATGCCGCCCCATGTGCCAGGTCAGGAAAAATATACAAATCGTGGATTTTCCGACACGAGGCGGCATACTCACCCCGAGGAATTTAATCTTGTGCTCTTCGAGGTCTTGCAGATCGTTGCACAGCCCCATCAGAACGCTTCTTCTCGGTACCCAGAATTTCCGTGCCGGTTCTCTGCTCCATTCGACATACTGCATATAGTGATCGAACGAGTGCGGCGCGAGCAGGAGGCAGACTTTCCGTTTCAGCTCATACCATTCCGGCGCGGCTGACGTCCTCGCGGCGGCTGATCTCGCGAGCATACGGTTCACGACGTCGAAGAATTCTTTCCCTTTCGCCACCATGTAGGCAAGCTCCTCCTCGTATGATTCTGCCGAATTGTCCTGCGCGAGCCCCCTCAGCGCGTCGAAGTAGTCTTTCGCGACCGACAGACTGTCCGTTCCGTACGCCGCGACAGCCTCGCACAGCACGACGCACTCCGGCAGCCGGTCGTTCCAGCTCTCGAATCCGGGGAGAACAGCCCTTTCCCCTTTTTTTGCCTTTTTTGATTTTTTGTTTCCAGTATCTTCACATGAAAAAGCGCCCATGACGCCACTCTCCTTCAAGAAATGGCGCTCTGGGCGCTCTAAGTATAGGGGTACGGTACTCCGCCACGGCACGATGCCGGTGCGGGATTGCTCATTGTTCCGTGACCGCTTCTCGCGGTCAGGTGAACGTTTGCGGTATCTGTTCGCTGTCTTTCCTTTTCGGGAACAGTCCTGTTGGGGTCGGAGCCCTAACACTGAATCAGCGTTAAGTCAGCGTTGAATCAGCGTTAAGTTCGTGGCAACTTGCTTACTTGCGCCACAGTTTACACCTTGTTTGCGCATTGTTTATAACTAAGTTAAAACTAACTTGAAACTAAGTTCAAACTAAGCGCCGTTACACGTGTTATTGTGTTACGGTGTTACAGCTCGTTTCGCCGTCCAGCACGATCCGCTCGCTCTCCGCGCGAATCGCTGCGTAAAACGCCTCGTCGAGGTTTCCATATGCTTTCGACAGCTTTTCGGTCCTGCCAATTCGGGTAAGCTCGTCTACCAGTAGCTTGTGCGCGCAGGTCAGCGTGTGGATATTGCGTGCCGCCAGTTCGTTGTAGTTGTCTTTCTTTGCCGGGTTCATATTGTGCCTCCTTGTTGGAATGTTGTTGGAGCGTTGTTAGAATTATTTCAGTATCGGCTCGTGCGCTCCGGGAACGTAGTCTTTCATACTGCCGTACTTGTAGTACCCCTGGTACGTCTTCTTGTTCTCGTATATCGACTGAATCGAACTGATAGAGAACTTCGAACCGCTGCGGTTCACCTTCCCGTCGCCGTTCAGCTTCGCGCAGATTCCCTGATATGTCGCGCCGAGATCGTCCTTCATGTGGAATATTTCCCGCACGATCTCCGCTTCCGGCTCGTAGATTTCGAGCGCGTGATTTCTGACTTTGTACCCGTACGGAGCGCGCCCGCCGCTGTAGCCGCCGCTCGACGCCTTGACAGCGCGCCCGGCTCCTGTACGCTTGCTGATGTTGTCTCGTTCCATGGCCGCGCAGGTGAGCGTGAACGCCTTCAGCATCCCGGCGAACACGCCGAACTGCCCGAAGTCCTCACAGATGCTAATAAGCTCAATTCCTTTGCGGAGAAGCGCCCCTTGGTAGTAAAAGTAGATGTTGATGTCGCGTGCCACACGGTCTGACTTCGCCACGACAACTGCCTGAATCGGCGGATTGCTCACTTCACCGTATACGATCTCGTCGAACCCCGGACGGTACTTCGCGCCGCTCTCCCCTTCGTCGGAATACCATTTCACGATGTTCATGTCGTTCCTGCGGCAGTAGTCAATGATCTGTTCGCGCTGCGACTCCAGTCCGAACTTATCCTCTCCGACCTGCCCGTCGGTGCTGACGCGGATGTATGCCACCACGTTCGTGATTTTCTCTTTGCTTACCTGGTTCTCCATTGCGATTGATTCTCCATTCCTTGACAGCGCCGCTGCGCCGTTCGCCTTTCTCTTCGGGCTGGCGCACCATGCGCCGATTCCGTGTCAGCGGAGGTGTTCCGCCCTTCACTGATTCCATTATACCACATTTACGGTTAATTGTCAAGAGGGTTTGCATATTTTTTCAGATTTTTTTGATTTTTCTTTGGTGGGGAGGGTCAACCGCGCCGCCTCCCCAACAAATACACCCCCCGGGGGTGCCCGCCGTGCCGGGACTGCAACCCCGTCGGGACCGTGCGAAACAGCGAAAAACAGCCCCTGAAAAGGTGCACAAAAATATCATTTGAATTTATACAATGTGCCGATTTACGGAAAATCATGATTTTGCTATTGACATTTACGGTTAATCGTGTTATAATAGTAACCGTAAAGAGTAAACAGCAGCCCCGAGAGGGCAGAAAAGGAGAACACCATGAAATATATCGACACCACCAAAACACCGGCAGCAGAAACCGCGATCACCCAGAGGGCAGCAGAGATCGCCGACGCCCTGGACGACATCCGCCGCGAACGTGCGGCATACGGCTACCGCGCAAAGCAGCGCGTCACCGCCCGCTGCATCCGCGAGGCGGAGAGCGTCGGACGTCCAACCGTCCGCGTCGGCTACTGCGACCTGCAAGACGCGCTGTCCGGGATCACGCCCGACTACTACACCGCGGGCGTCTACGGCTGGAACTGCGACATCTACGCCATCGCCGGGCTGACCATCTGCACCGGCTACCGCCCCGCGGCGGGCGTCCGGGCTGTGGGTGTCCGTGAGCTTGCAGACGCTTGCAGAGGCGCAGACGCCGCGACCTGTGATCGGCTCTTTGCCGCTTGGATCGTCACCAACCGCGAGAGAGCACGAGAGGGGGTGAGGGCATGATCGCATATCTGCCCACCTACGACGCCGGGCGCCGCGGCGCCGCTGAGATCGACTCGGCGGCATCGCGCCGACTGCCGCATGGTACCATCCTACAGCATGGCACACTGTACCACTGCGACGGCGTGCTATATCGCACGCACGACGCCGCCATGACGTCTTGGGATCGCTGGGCACACGTAGCAGATGCCCTGCGGATCACCGCAGACGCTTTTTACAGCATGGCAAAATAAGATTAATTTTAACCGCCGCCCCCGTCCGGCTAAGGCGGGGAGAATGGAGCATATCATGACTATCGCAAAGTTGGATCGCCCTTATAAGCTGACCGCCGTACACGCCGCCTGGACCGCGTGGCAGACGGCAAAAACCCGCGCGGAGTACATCGCCAAAGGGTACTACACCGACGCGCAGCGGGCAGCCGCTACCGCGGACGCCGAGGCAAAACGCGCCGCCTATCTCGACGCCTGCGCAGACCTGCGCGCCATCATCGACCGCGCAGAGGGTCACGCAAAGGCCCGCTGTATGACCGTCGCGGATATCATGCACGCTATCGACGGCGTCCCGGGCGTCATCAAAAAAAAGCACCTGCCCGGCTGTCAGATCGTCGCGTATGACCCATCCGCGCAGACTTTTCCGGGCGCGTACAAGTATGTCCCGGAGTCCACGCAGTGCAACATCGTCTGCCGCCCGTCGGGATGGTATCTAACCGCCATCGGGCGCGACCGCTGCACGTCGTCCCGCGGGCGTATGGTACTGACCGACGACGCCAAAGCGGATATCATCGCAGCCGCGGAGACACTGTGACCCCCTTGACAACCGCCCGCCGATGTGCTATACTGTAAGCGGGAGGTGATAGCGTGCTTGTAGTGCTGTACATCCTGATCGTGCCCGTGCTGATCCTGCTTGAACTCGCCCACCGTTCATAACCCCCGACCGCCCCGCGTGGGCGGTCTTTTTATGCCCCTGTGGCCCGTCTGGACTGCCGAGGCTTTTTTGTGTCCGCGCTGTGACGTCCCACAAGCCCGCAGAACGTCTTGAAAGCCTCGAGAGGGTATCTATATCACCCGCAGTGTAAACGCCCCGCGCAGAGCCTCACAGAGCCTCGCAGCCCTATGCCCGCCGTCACCGCCTCGAGAGGGTGCGCAGCCGCCCGCGTGCCCGGCACGATCCGCCGCCGATCCGCACGCCCTCGAGGCTGCATATCTCTGTGAGCGCCTACAAGCCCCGTGAGCGCGTTTAATCCCTCGATAGGGTAAATATACCGCCCCACCTATTTCTGCCCGTCCTGCGCCGTCTGTGCGCGCCCTGGACGGTCATATACGCCCGCCGCCCGTGCCGTTCTGCCGTCTCGAGGTGCCCCGGCAGCGCAGAAAAGGGACCGCCCCGCTCAGGCAGCCCCTCATTTTCCGCTCAATTTCCTGCCGATTTCCGAAAAATTTCCGATCCGGTTTTGAAAATCTTTTCTGCGAGTTTCAAAAACCGGATTTTTATTTTCTCGGTTCGCAATAGTCGCTGATAATTTTTCGCGATAGTCGCTCGATAGTCGCTGGCTGTCTGATAGTCGCTGGCAATAGTCGCCCGAATGTCAGAGAACGTCAAACACGTTCGTCACATTGCACAATACTTTTAGCAATATGTCACTGCCAAAGTCGCTCATCGTGTCGAAAACCTAAACTTTCGGTCACTTTATCGTCTTGTCCTCATAGTCGCTTTCCCTCATTCCTTGCAAATATCTTTCTTGCAGCTGCTTCGGCGTGAGGTTCGCCTCACCCATCGGATTTCGCGTAGTTTCGGGCAATTCTGCGTTATCCCGCATCCCGTAATAGCACTTTGCCCGGAAGCAATATGCTAAAAAATTCATCTTCCCGGCGACCACAAGTTTCGCATCAAAAGACTGTTGAAAATCTTTAGCCTTTTTGAGGATTTCAGGAGTGATAGCCGTGAACCCCCGCTCCGTCCCATGTATAATCGCGTTCACTTTCTGCAATCCATACCCCAGGCTCAGGCACACTTCCTCCCACACCGGCGTCCGTCCCTCGTTCGCGCAGCGGTCGTAGTAGTCGCTGATTCTCTCCGCCATTTCGTCGTCGTCCTTCACGGTTGGTTTCCGAAACTCGGTCAGCAGTTCGCGGAGAATCTGGCTCACGAATGCACGCTCGTCGTCGTTCTCCGGCGTCCAGACCTTACTCGGGAGGTACTTCGCCCTATCGGTCGTTTTCTTGTACTGCCTTGCGTCGGGCATATCCTCTTCGGGCAGCGTCAGCGCATTGACGATAGCCGCCTTATCTTTCTCGTCGACGCGCTCCGCGACGCTTTCGGCATACTCGACTGCCCGTTTCCTTGCGTAGGCGTTCGGCGGCGTCGGTGCGGCTCGTTCCTTCTTCGGCTTCGGCGGTGACTTCGGTCTGCCTCTCTTCTTCGGCGCGGGGCTGTCCGCTCCGGTCGCAGCCGCGTTGCCTTGCGCCGTGCTCTCCGTTCTGGCCTTCTTCTCTTCGTCCATGTGATCTCCTTTCGTTATACATCACTATGTATCACTCTGTTTCGGGCAATCCCGATTTAAGCGATACGTGGGAATGCCCATGAATACTGGCTTATTTATATATGTATCACTTGTATCACATGTATCACATACTATACTATACATACGCGCGAGCATGTTTTGTATTTCAAAAAATTTTTACGCGCGTATATAAGCGTGCAATCGATTTTCATGTGATACTGTGATACACCTCCAAAAAGTTCAGGTTTTATGCGGGTTTCGGCGTATCACATGGGTTGATACAGGGGCGATATTGTGATACCGCCGAAACAAACTTGCACAATAGTCGTTGGCGAATAGCCCTTGAATTTGACATATTCGCCAGCAATAGTTATTTGTCGCCCAGATACAACCACACACACCGAGTGGGCGGCTTGCCGTGGAGGCGCACCATGAAGGTTGATCTGCCTTCTGCGTCGCGGCGAAGATACCCCTCGGTAGCCGCCCATTGCCGGAACGCTGTGGCGTTGAACCCTGCCTCGGGCATGATCCGGCTGAGCACTGACGCGATGATTGCCACGCCGGGACGGTCATATCCATCGGTTTTGTACTCACCCCACACTTCGCGCGGGATAGAGTCGCCGGAGAAATCGAATTTGCCTTCGTTCTCCGCAATGGTGCCGTAAAGCCATTCCAGTGCCCGCTGGTTGGTGTCAACCTCTTTTTCGGTCGGCAGATACTTCGCGAGATCAGTCGCCGACAGCTGCGTGCCGGTGTGCCAGATTAATAGTTCCGCGAGGGCGTCCGCAACGAGTATAAGTGCTGCCGAGCCAGCGAGTTTTCCAGTGGTATCGGATTTCTCGATAGCATCGGTGTATTCCTTGTGCACCTTCTTCGCGGTTTCGAGCACCTGCGGCGTGAGTCCTTCGATGAACTCTTTCCCCGCAAAGCCCCAGTTGTGGGACAGCGTGTCGGAAAGCCCGCGATAGTCGCTGAGAAGCCGCTCCTTCCCACACGAGATTTCGATAATTCGGCTGATAGCGCCCGCGCCGGAATAGTCGCTGGTGATCGGCATTTCGCCGGTCGTGATAATGGTGTTCTGCCAGGATTTGAGCTGCTGGAAAGACCCGTCCTTCGACCCGCGGGAGCGTCCTTGCCCCTCAGAAAGCATATAGATTATATCGTCGTAGTCGCGGCGGTTTTTGACGACTTGCAGCTCGTCCACGCAGAGGGGAGCGGAGTTGAAGAACCCCGCGGCGGTTTCCAGCCCGACGAGAGTCGAGTTGAAGTTCCGCACATATCCATCCGACGAGTTGGGCGACGCCCAGACAGACGCGGCGAGCTTTAACAGCATGGTTTTGCCGTTGCCAGACCGCCCCCAGACGTGCACGAAGAACGGTAGCGCATGGAGCGGGTTGACCAGCGCGGACGCAAGGGAGGCGGCGAGAACGATCCGCGCGATGGTACTCTCGTTCCGGGCTTTCGAGGCGGCTTTGAACCAGGCGTCGCGGTCTCCGTTCGGGTGGAAGGAGTCGAACACAACCCTGAACCCGGGCGCGCCGTCGAACTCCACAGAGTCGGCGTACGGCACGAATTTTCCGGAAGTCGTCCATCCGACCCGCGCGACGGAGTGCCGTTCGGGGAGTCGGTCGTAATTCCACGCCTCGAGGTCGGTAAAGTACTTGACGAGAGCTTTCGCGTTCTCGGAGTCGACAGCGATCCCGAGCCGGGCAAGGTCGATGATCTTCGCCGCCGACGCGAGGATGATCTTCTCGACGACGACGGTCCGCCATTCCGCTGACCGCTTGAACGACACCTCGAGCCGGACCTCTCCGGAGTCGAGATTGACGAGCCGCCCGGAAATCAGGATCGGGTGCGGGCAGATAGTCGTGACCTCGCCGAGGGACGGAACGGAAACGCCTGTATCCGTACAAATGTACTTGCCGCAGTTCAGTTCGATGGGCTGTCCGGTGAACTCGGTCGTGTTGGTATAGTCGCTCTCGTTGACCTTGCCGTCGCCGAATTCTTTCACATAGTCGCGCATTTCCGCCTTGAACCCGGGGTAGCCGATTTTGCGGGCAAATTCGTCTATTTTGACGAGTGCGCGACGATATGTAAAAGGATTCTTGTAATAGTTGCTGTAGAGCCAATTGTGCGGGACAGCGCTCTCGAAATCCTCGAGCGTCCATGCCGGGAGTTCTTTGATTTTGGGCTCGATGATTTCAGCCACGGTTTGTTACGTCCTTTCGTGAAATGGTGGAGGGAAAGTCTGTGCGAAACGAACAGGCGTTCTTAGTTGTCGCTCCCGTTGCAGCCCCTGCCGCATGGTCGAGATTATCTCGTCGACCGGGTAGCTGCTCGCGTCCCCGCGCTGGATGATCTCGTCGATAGTCGCGGCGAGCGTGCGAACGCAGTTGTCGCGGAACGGGGTCGACGGAAGGTCCTGCACCTGGTGATAGAACGTCGCGAGGCGCCGGAAGTCGTCTTTTTCGCGTTCAGCCCGCCTTTTCCGTGCTTCCGCCGCGAGCTGCCGCCGCCTGATCGCCTCCGGATCAACGCCCGGGGCGATCCCGAAATCCTCGGCGAGCTTCCGCACGGCGTCCGGGAAGGAGAGGTTAAAAATCTTCTCGACCAGTGTGATGACATCTCCGCCCGCGCCGCAGACAAAACAGTGGAAGGAGTTGTCCCGGAACGCGAGGTTGTTGTCCTTCCCGCCGTGAATAGGGCAGGGGCAGCGGTTCCCGTGGCGCTTATGCAAGTCGCCGTACCGCTCGAGCGCGTCGGGGACGGAGACGGCCGCTTTGACCGCCTCCACGTCGTAGCGGGGATAGTCGCTCATGGGCTCGTCCTCCCGTTGCGGCAGAATTCCAAGCACTCCCGAATGAACTTCCGCCTCTCTTCGAGCCCTTTCGGCGATTCCTGCCACAGCTCGATGTAGTCGAGAAGGGTTCCGTTCCCGATGTTCTCCAACACCGCCTCGGGAAGTGCCACGCGTTCCGGATAATGCGCCGCGAACCACAGAATGAGTCGGTCGCTGTTCTTCCAGTAGGTTCGCATTTTCAACAGTCTGCGGTTCATTTCGTACCCCCCAGAATCTCGACGATCCGCCGCCCGGTGCACCGCTTGTCACAAAACAGGAAGTCGACACCGTAAGCGATATGGACTTTGTAAATGCGCTCCATAAGCTCTTTCCCACTTATCGCGTATGGAATTTTCCCTTGCATCGGGTTGTGCCAGTCTTTGACGTCGCTGATCGACTTGCACCACCCGCCGTGCTCGCACAGCACGACGAGATGGATTCCGAGTTCCTTCGCGAGTCGCACTTCGCGCATGAAACGTCCGGAGTCGTTGGTGAGGTTGTTGGCCAGCTCGCTCAGATTGAATTTGCGGTCAACCGAAAGCTTAGGATTGTCAAGGCTCATATAGTCACCTACGATGAGTTTCGAGGAATAGTGCTTTATGCCTTCTCGATCGAAGTAGTCTAAAATCCTGCCGATAATATGTGCTTTTTCTCGGCTGTCGCAGATCACAGACATCATACGCTTACCTCTTTTTACCACCGACAATGGAAGAGATATGGGAAGCGCTGATACCTGACATTCGTGCAAGTTCCGACGTGGTCATTTCTCCGCCGTTGCGTTTATGGTGATTTCTAACCCACTCAACAAGTTCATCACTGAACTTGCTCTGCGGATTCTTTATTCCGGCGGTGCAACCGTTCTTTGAACCATAGTTGTTGTTATATTTGTGATCGCACCATTCCAGATTACTGGCGCGGTTGTTCGTTTTATCCTCGTCCTTGTGGTTGACTTCATTTAGCCCGGCTACTGTAGGCAAAAATGCCTTTGCTACAAGGCGATGAACGTTTACGCTTTTTTGCCGACCGTCTTTGTACAGGGAAACATGAAGATAATTTTTTCCACCATCATAGCACGGTTTACAAACGCAAGAAGGATGATGGCGCCCCATAGAATCAATCCTGTCTATGCTGCGAACTCGCCCCTCGGAGCTCACCTCATATATATTTTCGTACCCCTCTACTGGTTTCCATATTTCGTTATTCATTGTCTCTGTCATATTTTACCCACCTCAGAACGGCAGCACGTCGCCCTCGGGCAGAACCTCAAAGTTGGGGACGTCCTGAGACACGTCAGGAGCGTCCGTAGCGGTCGTTCTCGCCTGAGTAGTATAGTTGCCCACCTGATAGTTTCCCGCGCCCTGAGTGCCGCCCTTCGCGCCGCAGAAGTGGCACTTGTCGACGTCGCAGATTATCATGGAGCGTTTCTGCCCCTGATCGTCCGTCCACGAGTTTGTGATGAGTCGTCCCTCTATGATAACCTGGTCGCCTTTGTGGAAATATTTCGGCAGGAATTCCGCCGTAGTTCTCCACGCGCGGCATTTGAGGAAGCAGGTCGATTCGACCTCCTTGTATTTTTCACCCCATGCGACGTCAAAGTTGCAGTAGCTGACGCCGCTTGGAGTCTGCTTCATGATCGGGTCGGCAGTGAATCTGCCCTGAAAAGTGACTTTGTTCAGCATTATTTTTTCTCCTTTCCGGCGGCGATTGCGGCGTCGAGGGCGGCTGTCATAGTCGCTGACGCGCCGGACTGTTTCTGCCTTGACGCTTCGATGTCCTCCGGTTCGCCTTCAACTATCGCGCCGAGGAGTTCGGACGGGCAGTACATTCTCGCGAAGAACGCCGCCGCGCGGTAGAACAGCATCTGTTCCGGCATATTCTTCCATTTCGTATTGCTCATCCAGCCTTCAGCCGCTGCCATTTTCATGGAGATTTCGGTTCCGTCGACAGTCTCGCCGTCGGAAACCCGTATCGCGCGGATGAAGCAAGCGCGGTTGTCAGCCCCTTTTGTGCCGGTGTAGACGGGATGAGCGTCGCGGAAGCGTCCGCAGGAGTTGATGATTGCCATGCACGCCTGACCGCTCCAGCGGGGCTTTCCTTTCACGACGTCGACGTTCTGGAGGACGGCGAGCGGGGAGAGTCCGGCGCGTGCCGCCATTTCAATAGCGACGAAGCAGTCCTGGGGCTTGTTCTGGTATTTCTCCGGGATCATCTGTGACTTCGACAGCATGATCGCGACGCGCTGAGTCTGCTCGAAGGCGTCCTTGTCCACCCAGATGTTGGTGACGTTCATCGGCGCGGTGTTTATCGGCGCGACAGCCTGTTCGTTAGTCGCGGGAATGATTTCTTGTGCGTTGTCCATTTTCTGTACTCCTTTTAATCAATTCGTTTTTAACAGTTCGTTGAGTGCTTCGTCGATCGCTTTGATTATGCGCCGATGATAAACCTTCACTTCGTCAATAGTCTTGCACCACTCAATGCTGCGCCCGAGGAGGTAGTCTTCCACGGCAGCCTTGTCGATGAGACCCAGCGAATAAACATCAGGCGGTGAATAGCTCGTGAATTTGATGACCGGCTTAGGCTCTCGCTTCACGCCGATCATTGCCCTGCGCCAGCTCTCGACACCGTTCAGCCCGCAGAGCTGCGATTCGGGCAGCGGTATTCCATTCAGCATAGTTACCTCCTACTCAATCTCTTTCGCCGCCCACTTCGGCAGCCCGAGCGTGTTCACCATCCCGAACGCCCCTTCATACCCGTACCAGTTTCCGGAGTCGAGACAGGATTTGTAAATCCCGATAGCTTCCCGGAATCTGTCCTGCCCGCTTTTGATCATGAGGTCGTCGGCTTGCAGGATGTTGATGAGGTAGGGCGGTTCCTTCTCGACACAGACGAACAGAAAGTCGCACCCGACATTGCGTTCTCTGCTCACAGCCTCCATGAACATGGCGGCTTGCATATCGTATCCGAGAGCGTAGGCTTGCTTCACCATGGTCTCGGTGTCAGCCCTGGCGCAGGTTTTGAGGTCGACAATCAGCGCTTTGCCGTCGACCATCTTCACGCAGTCGGGGCGCGCCTGACAGTCGAGCCCGGTCATGTCGTCCTGCCAGTAATAGGACATCTCGACCTCACCGCGGAGCAGGAAGTCGGCGCGAGGGTTTGCCCGGATAGCGACGGTCATTTCGGAAATAAGTACCATATCATCGGTTGAAATTACTGCCTTGTTTTGTACACTTTTCACAAACGCCTGATATTCTTCCTTCCCGGCTTTCGTTCGCCTTTCACACTGCGGCGCGACGGCGTACTCGTCGAAGAATCCGTCCGGCTCGAGCACGTATTTGTGCAGCGCAGAGCCGAATTGCATCGCGGCGGTCGGTGGCTCGGGATGGTCTTCGAGCCACTTGAACTTTGCCGGGGTGTCGCTCAGGAGCCGCCAGAGCTTCGTCTTGCTGACACTCGGTTTTGCGTGGTACTCGGCAATGGAATCTTTAATGATCATGGCGCTTTTCCTCCAGCTTTTCAAGCCCCTCGAGCAGGAGCTTGAAGTTCTCTTCCGACGCGAGGAAATCCATCGACTTGATGAGTCGCCCGTTTTCGATGTATCGGCATTTCGCGACGGGCATTCCGAGCGCGTCCAGGTCGCTTTTGTAGTTGTAGCAGAACGACGCGCGAAGTTCGTGCTCGGGGCTGACGCGCCAGATATCGAAATCGGTTTCGAGCTCCGGGTGCTCCGCGATGAAGTCGAGGACTTTGACAATGAGGGTTGCGAGTTTAGCATTCATCGCCGTTGTCTCCCTCACCGAGCAGTTGCCCTTCTTCGATCGCTTTAATAAGCGCCGCCCTATAGAGTGATTTGAATGGCTCGTCCAGCGTTTCGTAAATGTTCTCGACGATGTTCGCGACTTCGTTCGTGACCTCTGCGAACGTGCCTCTCGTTTCGATCTTGCAGATATCTTTCTTGTAGTCAAGTTTTGCTTTTATCATGGGGTTCTCCTCTCATAATTCTTGCTTCATAATGGTAGCACGCCGCGCCGCACGTTGGGCATTTCATTGCAACGACAATGGTGTTGTCAGTACTGAATCTGGTTTGATAGTCCTCCTTTTCGCCCTCAAAGACGCACCCGCAGTCGGTGCACTCGAATCGTCTCGTCGTGTCGGGCTTCTTCCCCGGCTTGATAATCTTAGTTGCCATTGCCTTTATCCTTTCTTGGCTCCTTTGGAGAAACACATTTTGCGGCACGTCGGGCAGAACGCGACGTAGTCCGGCGAAAGCAGCCCGCCCATATCGGCATCGTATTCAGCCGCGTTCACCTCGAATATACACCCACAGTGCTTGCACTCGAAGTGAATTGGTTCGGGCTTTTTGCCCGGCTTGATAATCTTAATCTCCATCACTTTTTCCTCCGTATACAGCTATCAAAGATGGGAACGGCGCGGGGCTTTTGCCATCACCGAATTTCAGTCGCCCTTTTACGAATCGGATTTCGGCTTTTCCGAGTATGTACTCGTGAAACCATATTGTGTCGGTTCGCGCGGGCAGCAACATGACGATCGTGCATCCGGTGCATCGATGTTCTTCGTAAGCCTTTTTAACCCACAGACCGGTTGTATAGCGCCCATATGGTGGATTGACCCACACGGTTTGCCCCGCCCAACTTTGGGTTAATCCGTTTTGTTCCTTTGTAAAGTAGCTGTCGCATTTTGTATTTCCGGGCGAAGCTGCCGCGTCAAGTGTAAAATGAAACTCCTTGTTCAACTTGTCAAAGAAGTTTTGCGGCGTCTCCCAGTCCTCTCTCTCTGATGAAAACATAAGCTCAGCGTTCATCGTCGTCCACCTCTCCTTTATCAATCTTTTCCATTACAAACATCCATGCCGCAAACCCATACACCACCGTCAGGGCTCCGCCGACCGCCATCAGCGTCACCGCGAGCGGAATAGCGTTGAACGGGTTGAGCATCGCGCGCGAACCCAAAAGCACGCATCCAGCGACGAGAATCGCGACGGAGATGTACAACAAGACGAACGGGGTTGATCTGAGAATTCTCATTTTTCCACCTCCTCGACAAGTATTTTCCCGAACCGCTTTTTCGGGACAATCGGGGCTGTCGTACTTCTCGGTCGACTTTTCCGATTCCATTCTCCGCCTTTTGTGACAGCCTCCTGTTTCCATCCGGCAGCTTTCAGGGAAACGCCGCTTTCGCTGTCGAGGATATAGGTGATGATCTTGCTATACCCCATCTCTTTTGCAATCCGAGCAGCTTTGGCATATAGAAACGAGCACACATCTTTCGTGCCGTCAGTACACAGACGGACAACTTCAACGGTTTTCCCATCGTCGAGATTTCGCGAGACTGGTCTGCCCACTTGAACAACTCCGACCAGCTCGTCGTCTACTACCGCGCCGATGCGGAATTTGTCGCGATAAACCGGATCGTGATGACGGTGAAGTTCTTGTACGAATTTGTTTGCATCAGCAAGTTCCAGCGGAATAGGGGTTATTCTCATTCTTCTACCTCCTCGAGCCAGTACTTCCTCCGACAGTCTTCGCAATGAAGGCGAAGACTGAAGCTTCTTTCCACGACCATCGGGCACATAAAGCCCGAATCTACTTCCTGCGGGCAGAATTTCAGCATACCATCTGGCGCCAACTTTCCTCTCGGGAACAATTTCAAAAACTCGTTCTGTCGGTTTTTTAACGGGTGCTCTTTCCCCCAACGTTCGACGATTTCGACGGCTTCGGCGGGGTGGTTACTGATATATTCTTCGCAAGACTCTCCGCTTTTGTCTGCCTCATATCGCAAGCCACAACAAGAATTATTGCCGTCTTTGTTTTTGCAATTGTCGTTAAATGTCCTGCACATTCTTTCTTTTTCCCTGATAAATTCAACTGCGTCCATTTTTCCGTCCTCCCGCAAGTAATACGATGACCACTAAAATCACCCACAATATCGCTGATATCCACAGCGGAGACAACACCCACCACCATGACCATGTGATAATGCCACACAGCTTCAGGATGATAAAGACTATCGTCAGCAGACCGGTGAAACCGATTCCGCCTGATGCTTGTTTGTTGTTCATTGCTCGCCCTCCGCTTCTTCTCCTTCCGACCAATCCGGTAAGGGCATCCAGTGAGTTACCTCATCATTGATATCATTATTGCTGATTTCACCATAGTGCCATCCTTCCCACCATCCTTTGGGAATTCTGTACCCATCTTTTTCCTCGTCATACTCACCCCACTCCCAGATTTCTTCCCAGCGCCAGCGGCTATCGTCCTCAAGCACTGTTCCGTCTTCGTAAAACGCGGTGGTAATTATCGAGTCTATCGTATCGCCGCATCTCCATTGTGCGCGGACCAAAACCTCGGTTTCGACTTCTGGCATTTTATCTTTGACACTTATCCACTCAGCCATTTTCGTTCTCCTGTATCCTTTCTCCATCATCGCAGAACTGTTCCGGCGAGACACCATCCCCGCGCCCAATCCTACACCACAAACAGCCGTCGATGAAACTGTTCTCATAGGGGTCTGTCCTGTCAAGATTTCTGCTGTGCTTGCAGTCCTTGCATCTTACTATCTCCACGCTGTCTTCGCAGCCGTTGACGTAGACACGTCTCATCTCCCATTTCGCATGGATGATCGGTGCGGCATCGGCAGCGGAAATGTCATCTTGAACGACTTCAATCATCAATTCGATGTCTACTACTGGACTGCCGCTCTCCTCGCCTGCGCCTTTCAGCAGGTCGATCACTGCTTGTCTTTCAATATATTCAGCCATCATTTTCTCCTTTTCGGCGGTTCGGGAAGCGGCATCCACGCGATCACTCGCGCACGGATTCCGTTCGCCACTTCTCCGCACCACATTTTGTTATAACATAGTCCGATGCCGTATGTCTGAAACATACGATTATAGTTGCCATAGCGGAAATACTCGTACCAGCAGAGAACTTTTTTGCCGTCCTCCGGCAGTCCGTCCTTAACGCTGATCCACTCGGGCATTTTCGTCCTCCTTTATTTCTATCTGTCTCCCTAGTCTGTTGAAATCATCAAGAATTCCCTTAAGCCCGTCTGAATCGCTGTGTAAGCACGTTTCGCAGATAAGATTGCATCCGGCAGTGGATTTCCATGGGCAGTTCATAAACGCCATTGAGCGTTTTTCGAACGTGTTGTTCATTCTTCCTCCTCCGGTTTGTACAGTGCGTCAGCCAAGGTCTTGGTCGCACTATTCGCATTTTCCCATGTGTCACTTGCGGAGCGACCAAATTCGGCAGCGGCTTGCCATATTGTGACACGCTCCGCCTCTTCCGCTTTCTTTTCCTCCGGTAGCTCTCTCAGATACGGACACGTGCCGCCATAATAGACCATACACCCCGGCAAACTCCAGTCGCCACTGCCGACGGCGTAGCAGACATACCCCCATGCGTCTCGATGCGCCCATAGGCATTCTTCCGCCGTTTTTGGCATTTTATCAACTAAGATTTTCATGTTTCCTCCTCCGGCAGCTCCGGCAGATATGCCCAGTGGGTGACGCGCATCCTTTGGGCGGGACAATACCAGGGGTCTTTTTCGTCGGGGCAATATTCGCCTTGCGACACAAAGCCAATGTCGGGATCATCAGTAGTGACGATAGCGCGAAGAATGTCCACCCAATAGGTTTCGCACTCAGGGCGTTCCTCCCCGACTTTCCTCCACCTGATCCGCTCCAGCGCCTCGATAGCGGCGTCGAGTGCTTCAACATCGTGCTTGTAGATCTCATCGCCGTTAATCTTTGCGAATTCTGCTTGCGATTCTCGCAAATCCCTGAGATGCGCGATGATTTCAGTCTGTTTCATTCCCTTCTCCATGCCTCGACGATCTCTGCCGCGCAAGCCAGATACCCGCAGGCGTCGATATAGCTGTCTCCCTTAAACGTCCCGGTCATGATCCTCGCGATTTTCATAAGCGCCATGAGCATCGCGACGTCATCGGGGTTGAGCACGAAGCCGGACATTGCGTCGACGCAGCGTTGATTCAGGTATACTTCCCAGAATCTCGCGATAACCGCGAAGTTGTCCGCCGGACTTCCGTACTGCTTCTCGCGTTCCCCGGTCACGATTTTCTTCGCGGCGTCGAGGATTTCGGCGCGGGTAGTTGGTGTATCGGTTGGTGTATCGGTCTCAGTTGGTGTATCGGTTGGTGTACCGACCTTTTTGTTGACGTCAACAATATGCTCGTCAAGTCCGAAATCGCTGTCCCACCACATCGGGATTCCGTCGATCTTGCAGCTCAGGTTGTCGCGGCAGAACAGGCAGCCTTCGCACCCGTCGCGGTGATTTTCGCAGTTCCCGCTCAGCATTCTCGCGGCTTCCCGCAGCTTCTCGTCTTCTTTTTTCATAATCGTTCTCCTTATTTTGACTTGATAACCACGTGCAGGTTCCGGCGGCTGAGAAGTTCCTCCTGCATCATCCGCGACACCTGATCTTCCTCCGCGGAGCGGGGGTAGTAGTCTTTCCCAGCGCGCTCGGCGTAGTCGGTGGTGATGTCCTCGATCCCTTTCAGGACATACAGCAGCCTTTTGTCGCCGAACCCCGCGATGTCATTGAGCGTGAGGCAGGTCGCGAGCAAAATCCGGTTCGCGTAGATTTTCTGCCGCTCCGCGAACTCGGCGTTGACCATAGCCCGGACGGCTTCTTGCGTCCCCGCCGGGAGGTTCTGCCGCGCTGTGGTGGGGGACATTCGTGCTTTCATACTCTCCTCCTCCATACTTTTCGCGGCGGAAAGAGCGCAGGATTCTCAACACGCAGTTGATAAAAGTCGCTGTCGTTCCTGCCGAGACGTTCGCAGATTTCGGTGACTAGCATATCCGGGTCGCGCCACATTTCCGCCGCGCGGGTGATCTCTTCGGATGACCACACCCGGAACGCCGCGGTTCTTGACGGAAACCGTTCGCGATTCCGCTGTATCATGCCTTTAATCGCTGCCTTGGAGCGTCCGACGGCCGAAGCGATCTCGTCGATCGTCGCTCCGCGCCTCCAACATTCTTCCACGTATGCGATTTCATCTGGGAACCATTGGTGACTGCTGACCTCGTAATGCAGTCTCGCGATGCGGTTGACGTTATCATATTCCTTTTCAGGAGGCACGACCGTAACAAGGTCTTTAAGCATCTTCCGGATAATCATGACAGGCTGCCCGGTGCGCTCCGCGATTTCGTGGAGCTTCTTTTCCGGCTCGTCGCAGCCTTCGAGTTCGGCGAGGATTTCTTCTTTCGTTATCATTTCGCGCGCCTCCTGTTCTTCCTCGGGAAGAGGTCGCGGTTCCGCGCGATGATGTGCGCGAGGGTCTGAGGGTGCATATCGTATTTGTGGGCGATATCGACGGTCGTCCATCCCGCATCCCAGAGTTTCGCCATGTTGACGTACATATCTTTTCTGGCTTCGCGCACAGCGGAGCCGCGGTGGCGATAGATAATGTTCCGGAGCGCCGAGCCGCTCATGCCGTATTCGTCGGCGATGTCCGCTATTCTCTCGCCCGTTCTGACGCGGCTGAGAATGTCGTCGAGGATGGGATCAGTCCAGTATCGCGGCATCATAAAATTTCGCCCTCCCACGCTCAATTTCAATCTCAACGGTGTGCGCTGCCAGGAGCGCTCGCACCATTGCGCGGAGTTCGGCGTTTTCACGCCTCAGCTCGTTGTTGTGCTCCTGCTCGATGCGATGGAGCTTGTCCGACGCGATTTTATTTGCTGCCTCTATCATTGCGAATGAGCCTCCTTGTTACGAGTTCTGTGATTCCGGCGTTGTTAAGTCCCGAGACGTCGATGTCGAGATAGCCGCCGTCGAAGACGATATAAACGTGCTCTTTCGTGTCGACCTTTCCATACGAGACCGCGAGGATGTCGTCGTCGAGTGCGCAGAGCAGCGGGGAGAGGCGGGAGTGGACGAAGTCGGATTTCTTCATGCGTTCTTCTCCATCCACGGTACCCAGTAGGCGCATGGTCTTTCGCCGCTGCGGTGCAGAATCGTTATGTTGTACCAAAAGTCCGGATTCAGACCCCGGGGCGAGTACCCGTTCGTCGAGAAAATGTCGTTCTTCACGATCCAGTTCCAGCACCGTCGGAACGTTTTGGCGTTCAGTCGGATCGCCTCGGGATAGAGGTCGGTGTGGCATCTTCCATCCTGAGTAAAAACGCTGACCTGTGCCACGAGCGAGCAAACGAGATCGTTGTATTTCTTTTTCTGCCTTTTGTTCATGGTTTTCTCCTCCCCTTTATTCCTCGAACATCTCGTCGGCAACCTTACACGATATCTTCCAGAGTGTTTCCTGGTCATGTTCAATGACGGCGCGGACGGCTCTCCGGAGGTTTTCTACGGTGAGTTTTCCATCATCCACCATGATGTAGCAGTGCACCTCCGGGTACGCAAGCGTGAGGTGGTCGTTATCGACTGTCATCTTGAGATTGTCAAGTCTGTGCCCGTTTATGGGCTCCTGGTTCCCGGCGCGGTGAGCCAGCCAGCCGAGCATTGCGTCGGCATCGTCTCCGAACTGGTTCATGGCTTGCTCGATTAGCGCCTTCGCGACGAGTTTCCTTATCGCGTCGGCAGTGTCTTCCTGCGCGGTCTCGGTCTTGTTGTTCTTCTTCTCTTCGTACATTTTGGTTTTCTCCTTTAATCAATTATTCTCCCCGAGCAATGTCGGGACGGTGACGTTCAGCGTGTTTGCGATCCGCTGGATTTCACCTATGGTAAACGTTTCCGGCCTTTTCCGCCGGTCGCGGAGGGTTGAGTACTTGAACCCCAGCGCGGCGGCGGCGGTTGAGCAGTCAACGCCGTCTCGCGTCCGTTTCATCATGTAGATGTCAACGGAGTCTCTGAGCGCGTCGAGCTGCTTTTCAGCGGTCGTTCTGGACAGCCTCGGCATTTGCGGCGCTCCTTTCGTCCATGCTCTTTTCGTAGCGGTAGCAGATGGCGGTTGCCGCCGCGCGGACTTCCTGTGCGTAGTCGGAATTTCTCTCACCGGAGAGAATCCGGCTGAGGAAACTGTCCGAGATTTCGTAGCCGACCATACGGAGCTGTGCTATGAGCCATCTCCCGGTCAGCTTATGCGTTTCCAGAAATTTCGATATATCCATTGTTTATCATCACCGCCCTTTCTACTTCACGCCCGTGTCTTACCGTGCGGGTGTTCTTTCCTTCGCTGTCCCTCACGAGGTATCCGTTCCTTGCGAGGGCGTCCAGCGCGTCTTTCGGTTTTACGCCGAGTTCCTTGAATCTGGCGTATGCCGCTTTCCGGCTTATCGCGATCCGGTGGTCGTATTTGTCTTCCCAGATCGGCGTTTTGGCGAGTTCATTGACCGCTTCGTACAGGGCTTTCAGGTCTGCCGCGATCTTCTCGTCCTTCGATTTCCGTTTTTGTTTTTCCTTGATGAGAGCCTTCTCACACTCTGCGATCCGCTCGTCGAACCGGCGCATGGTCTCGGTGACGTCGGCACGGAACGCTTTGATTTCGCCGAGAAGTTCCCGCAGCTCCTCATTCGTGGTCATGGTGTTCTCCTCCATTTTAATCGTCGTCCTTCTCCGGCTCGTCTTCCTTCGGCGGCTGGCTGAGCAGCCACTCGACGGCGTCGACCAGGGCGCCGATGTCCGACTTGTCTTCGTCGGTGAATATCATATACTGCTGACGTGCGCCCCTTATGGTAATCCTCAGCTCACCGCCGTCCATCCAGACGTTGGCGGAGAGGCCCGCTGTTTTCGCAGCGTGGAGCGCTTGTACGATCAGGTTATCGACCAGCTCGTCCTGAGCGGTCTGAATTCTCCCGAGCTGGTCTTTGTTTTTCTGCGCTTGTTCTGTCATAGTTTTCTCCTCCTTAATTTGGCACAAAATCTTGACAAATCAATGACAAAGTGATATAATAGTAGTACCACATAGCAACCGTCGGGTGAGGGCTCGACACCCTATACTGAGAGCGCCACAGAGCGCCGAACCGTAATGGGGAGGTGGTCTTGTGAGTAAATTCGAGAAACTGTACCTAACCGTCTGCATTCTCCAGCTCATCGTTGACCTCTTAATGCTTGGTCTGACGCTTTAATCAACTGACCGTTTAAGCGACTGAGTTCACCGACATTTCGATTATCGCACATCCCAGAAAATAACCGTATTCAGGAATCCGCCTGAATCCGGAGTGCCCTCGCCCGACGTCGTTTTGCCTGTCACGAATTTGTGACTGATAATATTATACTCCAACTTTCGTTCTATGTCAAGGGGTTAATAGAACTTTCGTTGGATTCTGCGATGTGCACAAAGAGGGAGGGAGTACTTTGTTCAATATGGACATTTTCAAAGTTAGAATCAAAGAGCGTTGCAAGATCACCGGTGTGTCTCAAAAGCATCTATGCGATGCAGTTGGCAAAAGCAAACAATATCTGAACAACGTATGGGATGGTAAATGTAGCGCGACATCCGATGAGATTGCGTCGTTTGCATCAATCCTCTCTACTACTCCCGCCTACCTCACCGGCGAGACTGACGATCCCGCCCCCACGGGCAGCCCAGACGAGCTGTCCTCCGAAGAAAAAGAACTGCTCGAGCTTTACCGGAGCGTGTCCCCGGAGAAGCAGGAGCTGTTCAAGAAAATCATTGAGCAGATGAAAGGGTGATTGGGTTTGAGCAAGAAATGCAACAGGTGCGGCAGAGACATTCCAGACGACGCGATACGATGCCCATACTGCACCGACAGCGGAATCGGGGTAGATATGACCGGCGTGTCGCTGAAGGACGGCGATGAGACAGATAAGGCGTACCGTGAAGCGCACAGTGACAGCCGACCGGTGAAACAGTACGCGCCCGACTCCGTGCCGTGGCTGAGAAGAACGTCGGCGGTATTCAGTGTCGTGGCGGTGATTATATATGTTGCGGCGGTCATGGAGATAATCGGCGTATGCCTCAGCGGTATGTCGGGCGACGTCATCCCGTTTTGGGTAGGCGTTTTTATCGGCTTGCTTGTGGTAGGCACTATTTATTCAGCAATCGGTGCGCACCTGAGCGGTATGGCGGATATAGTCGACGGTCTCGATGCGCTGAACAAAAAGAAATAAAAAAAGCCGCCCGAAGGCGGCTAGTGAAATTATTCCTGCGATGCTTTGAGCCGCCGCAGGAGGGCGATTGCTTTGCGCTTGTTTTCAGGCGTAAGGGTGCGGAAGTCTTCGATGACACGGCGTTCATCTTGATCGAGGTGCTTGCTTCGGTCGGGCGGTTCAGGCTGATTCGATGTGTGCGGCATTTGTTGTCCTCGCTTTCGCGTTTATTTCATGATTCCATTATACACCTTTTTGCACAGAAAAGCAAGGGCAATCGTAGGTCATTTTTCGACATTTTGTGGGTGATGGAGGACAATTCATGGTTAGCATAATAATAAATCCGGACATTTTGCGCCGGTTGATGGATCAGCAGCACTACACGAACGCTCGTCTGGCGGAGGAAACAAAGCTGTCAGAAGGCACGGTGAAGAGGCTGCTGAAAGGCTGCCCGACGACATACGTGACGGCATCGCTGCTGTCGGCGACACTCGGCGTGACGGTCGATGAGTTGATCAGTGACGAGACCGCGGTGAGCGACCAGGAGGAGACCGTCGAGATGACGGCGGAAGAAGCCTTGAAGATGTTGGAAAAATTGTACATCGACCGCATATCGGATTTGAAAGCAGTGATCGTCCGCATGAGCCGGGAGTTCCGAGTCGCGGTGACGATTGCGGTGGCGCTGATGGCGTTCATCTGTTTTCTTTTTGCGTGTGACGTCATAAACCCGAGCGTGGGATGGATAAAGAGGTGATGAGATGATTATGGACAAGCTCCCGAGCGGCAGCTGGCGTGCAAGGGTGCTGATAGGAGAGAATAAGTACAAAACGTTTTCGGGCAAGGATAAGAAGGACGTGCAGCTCCGCGCTGCACAGTTCGAGGCGGAGAGGAAGATGGACAAGCCTGACGATCCGTATGCGGGCATGACGGTTGGAGAGGCGATGGAGCGGTACGTCGAGGCGAAGAAGAATACCCTGTCGCCGTCGTCGTACCGCGAATTTACACGCATCAGGTTAAGCAATCTTTCTGCGTTGCGAAATGTAAAGCTCGCCGACCTGACGCAGGAGCAGGTGCAGCTTGCCATAAGCGCGGAATCCGCCGACCACTCGCCGAAGACTGTCCGCTGTATGCACGGGCTGTTGTCCTCGACGTTGAAAATGTTCCGACCGGATATGACGCTGCATACGAAACTCCCACAGACGCAGAAGAGTGAGATCGTGATTCCGGAGGAGGTTGATGTCATGTCTCTGCTGGCGACTGTGCGGGGAAGTGATATCGACGCTGCTGTTCACCTCGGCGCGCTGTGCGGGATGCGGATGTCGGAAATCCTCGGGCTGAGATGGTCTAAGGTGGACTTCGACGCGAAGACGATCCACATCTGCGCGGCGAAGATCAGAGGGATGTACAACAAAGCTACCATGAAGCCTCCGAAGACCAGGGCGGGAGACCGGACAATCAGGATGCTGCCCGCCGTCGAGGCGGCGCTCAGACGCGCGTATCAGCCGGAAGCGGAGTTCGTCACAACGTTGTCGGAACGCACCGTGCGGAAACATTATCAGCAGGCACTTGAAACGTGCTGTGGGAAGCACTATACATTCCATGCGCTTCGTCATTACGCGACGTCAGTAATGATTCTGCTGAATATCCCGGTGAAATATATTGCCGACTATCTCGGGCACGAAACGGAAGACATGGTAAACCGTGTTTACGGTCATATTATGCGGGATAAGAAGGATGAAATATTCGCCCGGCTTGAAGAATACTATGATAACGTTTTGAAAAATCCGTCATGAAATCCGTCACGCAAAAGTAAAATTGCCTTTATTTCAGGTATTTTTGGGCTTAGTTTACAAGTTCAAGTCTTGTCACTCAGACCAAATGAATAAACCGCTTATCAAGCCGATAGGCGGTTTTTTCTTGTATTCATGCGGGTTTTCGGACATTCTTATCCCGCCACCCGCAGCGGGAATTTGCCATCGAAAACGCAATTTTCAAACCAAATCTGTCACGAATCCGTCATGCCGTCATGAGAAAAACCGAGGGTCTCCCCTCGGCTTTTTGTTATCTCTGATACCCATCAATCGCCCGTGCGATGATCTCCGAGAATGTCATCCCGGTCTCGCGCTTGAGCACCTCAAGTTGCTCTCGCGTCTTTAACGGCAGGATAACAGACATCGCTTTTTCTGTCTCCTCCGGATTGCCGAAAGCTGCGATATACTCATCGCCGTCGAGATATTCCTCCGCCCATTTCATGGCGGTTTCGCGGGAAAGCAGCTGTATTTTTTCCCCGCCCGACCATTCATTCTGCCCGATGGTCACGGCGTATCGGCTGGCGGGTCCGCCCTCGCCGTATAGGAAGTACTTTCCGGATTTCGTTCGGTAAAGCTCCTCGCTCCAGTGGGCGAAGTCGCGATCGCTCAGATAAGAAGCCTCGCCGAGGAATTTTGCTGTGGCGGTGTCGCAGAGGACACCCTGGATTACCTTTTTCATGATTCTATCTCCTTTTGTTTTTTATAATATATCGCTTCTGCGTCGTGCCGCGCTTTCACGGCTTCGTCAAGCGTGTCAAAGTGCCCGAGATTGTGCGTCACTTTATTGACGGTGATTTTGGCGATAAACTTACCCCACCGGCTGTTAAAGTGCACCCCGCGGACGCCGGTTTTGTTCCGCGAGTTGAGTTTTTCCGCGAGCGGCTCGCGATTGATTACGCGGTACTCCTCGCTACCGCCGGCGGCTGTGCCGGCGCATTCCGGCGAGCAGTAGTACGGGTTATCCGGCGATGCCGTAAAGGTCTTACCGCACACGGGGCACACTGTCGCGTCGGATTTCAGTCGGTCACGGCTTTCGGCGTGCCTTTCTTTGCCGCCGCTTGCATACCACTCGCGCTTCCGCTCCCGACTCCATTCTGCGTACGCAATTTCAGCACAGTCTTTGCAATATCGCTGTCGGCCGGAATTGACGATATACTCTTTTCCACACATTTCGCAGTGATCTATGCTGCCGAGCTTGCGCTTAGTGCCTTCCTGTCTGCGCTTTCGATCTCGTTCACGTCTTCTCTCCGCCGTGCAGTCCGGGCAGTAGCGTGACCGAACGCGACCGTCGAATTCCTTGCCACACTGCCAGCACTTCACGCGGCGAAACGCGTTTTCGCTCATTTTTTTCGCGTAGCACTCCGAGCATAGATAGCGTTCAGAAGTCTGCGGGACGAATTCCGTCCCGCAATTCTTGCATTTTCGTATCATCAGTTCCACGCCCTAATCGTGATCACCTTAATATCGGTTCCGGTGATCTCATAAACACTGCCGCAAAACGGCCCGGGAATAGTCTTGTAAAAGCCCGGGTCGGTGTCGCCGGTGCGGATGCCGAACAGGGCTGAAAGATCACCGTTCTCGTCGCTGACGATATCCATGTCGGTTTCGGCGTCGCCATCCTCGTTGATCCAGACTTTTCCGGGAAGCTCATCGCGGATGTCCTCAACGTCGCGGAGCTTCACAATTTTCATGTTTTCGTCTTCGTCGTCGACTGGCCACTCCATCAGACCGAGTGGCGCGAGCAGCATCGGGACGCGATTGTCTCCATAGCTGCCCCAGTTGGTGACGATCACGGCTTCTTCGCCGTGGATGATGATTCCTGCCTCGTGGGCGGTGTCTTCGTAAAGATTAAACATGAGCTTCTCCTTCTCCCCGTCGAGCCGGTAGGACAGCTTTTTTTATTTATGCTAAAATTTCCTTGATTTCCTCGCCGGTGAGGTAGTCGTAGTGTATGGCAGTCTTCCTCACTCCGACAGCGATGAAGCGAACCCTGTCAGAGTAGACCGAGAAGTTCGTTTCTTTGGCGGCGTCCAAAGCTATCCGGGCTGCTTCCTCGGCTGATCCGAACGATAGCGTAAGAACGATTTCCGTCCCGTTGTAAAACACGACGCGGGCTTCGTCGTCCGGGAAAACTCCCCGGGGCGTGACCTTGCTCTGTAGATCGTGATCCGTGATGAACTGGTTGATACCTTTCATATTCGTTTCTCCTTCGCCGTGTAGCCGGTGCGTCAGCTTGATTTTTGGGATGCCGCCGATCCGCTCGACGGCTCAGGAGCGGTTGATTTACGCGAGGATCGCGATGACGTCGGGGTTCTCCATGATGATTTCGCCGGCGTCCTCGCCGGACATTGAGTAGCCACCAGCGAGGATCGCGATGTGTTCGCCGTAGTAGCCTTCGCGATTGTGACGGTTCAGAGACCTTTCGATATCGTTTGTATCGATGACCGTCGCGCAGATACCGTCGAGCTCTTCGTCGGTCATCTCACCGTCGACCCAGACGAGCGACTTGTGATCGATTTCGCCCATCTCGAATGGGACGTCCTGAGTGCGGATTCCGAAGACCTCGTGAGTTTCGTCGGTCTCGATTGCTGCTATTGCCTTTTCAATCATTTCGTTTGTGAGTTTCATTTGTTTTCTCCTTGATTTTATCGGGTGCTTTGCGCTTTCCTTTTCTGTATATATATTATACCACACTTTCTCGATTTTGTCAAGGGGTTTTCGAGAAAAAAATATATTTTTCTCGAAAAAGTTTTAAGTAAAAAAAGAGGGACGTTCCCGTCCCTCCGGCTTAAGCCTTAAATTTCATGACTTTATCCAGCAGTTCCCGGTAAGCCTGCCGATGCCACTCGATGAGCTCATCGGTCACCCCGTCGACAGCTCCGTGCATGGTCATCGCTCTGTCGTACCACTCTTTCACCTTCCCGAGCCGGTACTTCGCGTCCTCGATAAACAGCGCCGCGAGTTCGGGCTTTCCTGCTTCTTTCGCGTCTTCGGCGTAGTCGTACGCCATGCTCGCGTCCTTGATGCCGTCGGTCGTCATCCAGATGACGCCGCGCATTACTTCGTCTTTCATTTCAGCCTCCTATTATATATCTATATAGCTGGTCGACGTCGCCCGCCCCGAGCGTCAGCGGACCGACGAGCGGAACGTCAAAGGTTATCGCCCCGCGCTGAGCCTGAGCGGAAAACTCCCGGTAAACGGCGTCGATGTCGATTTGATCGTTCTCATCTATAATTCCCATCGCCGAGACGACGGGGTTATTTTTCAGTGTGTTAAAGATTTCTCCCGACCGTGACAGCATACGCGACGCTGCCGCGCCGAGAACCCATTTCTGCCAGCCGGGGATTTTCGCGAGGATTTCGGTGTCGAGATATCGCTCAATCCCGGCAGTCGCTTGTGCCAGAGTTACCATTTCATCACCTCATGGGGCGGCGATTGCCGCCCCTGCCGTCAGTTACAGCCGCAGCCGCACCCGCACCCGCACTTCGGGATCGGGTTGTAGGTCGGCTGTGCGGTAGTCGCCGTGCCGGTCGTGACGTCCGCGACCTGCTTCGGATAGAACGTCGCGTTTGCGTAGGTGACGATGCTATTGTCGCCGCAGCAGCGCTTCTCAGCCTCGTTGCGGATTGCCGAGTAGAGCTCGTTCTTGACGCAGACGAGATCATTGTGTGCCGCCTCAAAGCTGTCAGCGACGCGCTGATTAGTGACTGCCTGAGCCGCGTCAGCGTTTTCAAGCGTGCCGATCTTGCCATCGAAATATTTATACATTTCGAGCATTTTCTGATCGGTGTAGGTGTTAGCGTCGCGCAGCTTCACTTCGGTCTCCAACTGCGCGATCCGCGCCGCCTGTCCCGCTTCGTAGCGGTCGACAACGTGATCCTCGTTGCAGCCGCAGTTGCCGTTTCTCCAACCGCCGCCGAAGAGCCCGTTGAGCCCGCCGTTGAGGAGAGCCGCGCCGACGCCCGCCGTACCGATAATGCCGGTGGTCAGCGCCGCGTTTGCCTTGCCGTTGCTTGCAAATTCTGCCATGTGGATTCACCATCCTAAGTATATACTCGGAGTTTCCTCCGGCGTATATATTATAGCACGATTTTTGTGCAAAGTGAACGAAGAAAAACCGCCGCTTTCGCGACGGTTTCATGACATTTATATACGTGATTTGATTTTCTGCTCGCAGGCTTTGACGATCCGCTGAGTCTGACGGACGGAAAGCCCGAATTCCTCCGCGAGGGGTTCAAACTTGATCCCATCGAGCCAGCGGCGCTTAAAAATATCTCGCCATTTCCGATCATGGATGCACTCATCAATGATTCGCGTCCACTCGGATCGCGTGAGGTCAGCCACGTCGTCAGCTCTCATTTCACGCCTCGCTTTCGGCGTCTGAGTCGGAATCTTTCTTGAACTGGTTAAACAGTTCCCAGCAGGTACTGTCGATCAGCGCCTGCATGGTGCCGGCGTCGAAGGTCACACCGCGAGCCTCGAGGAAACTTTTCGCGTACTGGTACTTCGCTTTCTTGTCGATCAGCCCGGAACGCTCCGCTTCTTCAGCCGCCTGGACCGCGAGTTCAACCCAGCGGATGATTTTCTTCTGGTCACTCTCCGCGACCTTCGCCGCCAGCAGCTTCTTGATCTTCGGGATCAGGAAAATCGTCACTGCCGTGAAGATCAGCTTCACCACCAGCTCCAGAATCGGTGTTATATCCATCTTGTCCATGTTCGATAAATCCTTTCTTGCTTATCTCTTTGTTTTCGGTGATTTTAATAATACTGCCCAGCGCGAGTTCCACAGCCCCGACGATCCCGCCGACCGAAAAAGCGGCGGTCAGGTCGGTGCCGGTGAGGGCTTGCAGGACAGCGATAAACGGTAGGTAAAGCGCGAGGTAAATCAGCACTGCAAGTATCAGCCGTTTTAAGTACCTCATACCGTCACCCAGCTGTTGATCTCGCTGAGCAGTATCGCGCCGGTGCGGACCTGTCGGACGGTGTAAGTCTTCCCGACGACGCGCGCCGGAACTTTGCGCCCGGTCGTGTAGACGTCGCCCGCCTTGACGGTGTAGGTGTCGCCGACTTTGTAGGTCTTCGCCGCGGCGGGCTTGATGCCATACCCGTAGTTGATATCCACGTCGCCGACGGCTTTCGTGAATTTACACTTGCCGAACTGCCATATCATGGCGTTGCCGTAAGCGGCGGGGAGGTCGGACGGCGAGGTGGTCGCGAAGGATGCCTTGCAGTCAGACTGCCGGTAAGCGGCAATCCACAGTGCCCACTTCGCGAGCCGGTCGGAATTGAGCTTGTAGAGCCAGTAGTCGGGGTTCGTGTAGACGCCGGCTTTATACCCGCGCCGGGTGACTTCGGTACAGAATGTTTCGATAATGTCCGTCCGTAATTTTGTTGTGTACTTCACTTGTGTCTTCGCCGCGTATCTTTCGGTGTCGTATTCAAGGTCGTAGAACACCGGCAGATCGAGCTTGTACCCGTTCAGCGTGTTCGCGCACACCTCGGCTTCCCGCCGCGCCTCGACGGTATCGCGAGCGTAGCAGAACCAGTACACACCGACCAGCATTCCGGCGTCTCTCGCCGATTTTATGTACCCGGCGAATTTCGGGTCAACAGACGTCCCGTACCCGGCGCGGATGACGCAGAAATCCACACCCTGTGACTTTATCGCGGGGAAAGATCGGATTGTGTTGTGCTTTGAGATGTCGATTCCTCTCACGATTTATCCTCCCCCATGAGTATAATCTTCACCGCCTCAACGGTTTCTTCGACCGTCGCGACGCGCTTTTCGAGTTCCGCGTCTGTGGCGGTGCCCGGGTCAGGGCTTTTGCCCTTTTCCCCTTCAAATGCGGCTTCGGTCAGCCCCGCCGCCTTGATCATTGCTTTTTCAGTCTCACTCAGTGCCACTGCTTGCCACCTCCTTCAGGTCGCGAATGTATTTCACGGTGTTTGGCACGTCGAGCCTCAGCCCGTCGTCCGCTAGCGCGTGGTGCATCGTTATCGTGCCGCCCGGCTCCGTCGTCACCAGCGGCAGTGCGCCGGTCATAAGGTCGGTGATGTCGGTGGTCGTCGGAGTGTCGAGGGCTGTATACCCATCCGTCGTCGCGGGCAGTCCGACGCGCTGTACATAGTCCCACCCGTCCGCTCTGCGAACAATTTCGTTGCTGATGTTCCCAGCGCTCCAGCCATATCCCGGCAGAGCCTTCACAGCGTCGGGGATGGGGTAGGTGTCGAGGAAGTTTGTTCCTTGTACCTCCACATCCTCCACCCCCGCGCTGACCAGCTTTCCCGCGTTGTACTCCGGGTGCTTCTCGGCGTAGGCGATAATCTCCGCGATTCGCGGGTCATCAGCGGTGGTCGGCTCGTTGCCGGAACCGAAAAGCCGGGTGAGGTCGATGTCAAAAACTTGCAGTTTGATTCCAGTCAGATCTGCGCCCACTGGCGCTCCGCCGAGTCCATGACTGTTTCCACCGGCAGCCTGCTCTTTTGTCATTTTTGCTATCGCGGCTGTATCTGTACTTGTGTTAAGGCCTTTGAAACCATTACGGTTGAGTTGCCCATAATAGAACGATATATTGGCTGGATTGGCGATAATGTGCTTGCCAAAAAGGTACACATGATCTACAACCGTCATTTCACTGCCCGTAGGGTCCCAGTTGAAATAGTCGCGTTCCAATGTTCCGGAAAGCGTAATTACTCCGTTATCAACAGTCCACGTGATGCCGTTATTTGCGACAGAACGGCTCGTGACTTTAGCGCACTGATTCCACGCCACGGTCTTCCCGCCGATCTTCTCCACCTGTGCAAACTTGCACCCGGTCGGAACGTTCTTGCTGTATGCCTCCGTGCTGTCCTCGACAAAATCGTAGCTTTTCCCTTCGGACAGCTTCCACAGCGCGTCGGTCTTAGCCTTAAGCTCGACGTTCTCGCGCCGGAGGAGGTCAATGTCCTCTGCGTTGGTTTCGATGCCCGTCGCGTTTTTCCCGATATTCTCGGTGTTCGTCGCGATCTGCGCCGCGCTGTCCGCGATTTCCGTGGCTTTTTCGGTCGCGGTCGTGGCGGCGGTTTCGGCGGCGGTTTTCGCGGCGAGCGTGTCGATCTTGGTTTGGTCAATATCAGCTTTCGCCTGATCGATTCCGGCTTTGATTCCGTCAATCTGCGCTTTGATCTCTGCCGCGCCCGCCCTCGACGTCTCCGCAGCGGTGGCGGATTCCCCGGCAGAGGTCGCGGACCCGGCGGCGGCGGTGGCGGCTTTCTCCGCGTTGCCCTGTGCGGTCTGGGCGGCGGTTTTCATTTCGGCGACGGCTTCGCGGTCAGCGGCGGTTTTCCCGGCGTTGCCCTGTGCGCTCGCCGCGGCGTCCTCGGCACGTTTCACGGCATCTGCAAGCCCTTCGGCGGATTTCGCGGCGGCGGTGGCGGCGTCTTTCGCGCCTTTTTCGTGGGTTTCGGCGGCGCTCGCGCTGCTTGCCGCGTTCGTCGCGGATACGGCGGCGTGCTGTGCATACTGCCCGGCGCTCACTGCGGCAGACGCGGCGTTTTCGGCGTTCTGCTCAGATTTCTTTTCGGCGGCGAGTGCAGCCTGCGCATATGTGGCGGCGTTGTCCTCGGAGGTTTTCGCGGCGGTTTCGGATGCTTTCGCATTATCTTCTGAGGTTTTCGCAGCGGTTTCCGAGTTTTTCGCCTCTCTCTGCGAGATTGCCGCCTCGGCGGCGAGCCGGTTCACCTCGTCCAGAAATTCGTCGTACGGATCGGTTTTGGGCGACCCGGTCAGCGACTTGGCAATCGCAGTGTCATACGTCCATGTCTTAAGTCTGGTCTCTCCGGCGTAGTAGGCGAGTTCGCACTGCCCGCGCCCAGCGTTCTGCGTGTCCGCGCCGGTCAGCGCCCACACGACGGCGTCGCCGGTCTCGGTGACGGTCGCCGGATAAGCCTCCGATTCTCCCGGTCTCTTCGCGGAGAGCCGGAAAGCACCATCCCCGAACTCGGCGCGGACGCCGGAGACGTCAAAAATTACTTCCCGCGCGAGGTTTTCACCCTGCTTGCCTAGCATGATTAACTTGCCCGGTACGGCTTTAATTTCGATCATATTTTATCCTCCTCAGTCGATCATGGAGTGGATTCCCTGCGCCGTCAGAAAGTCTTTCTGCCGGTGTTTGACGTTCTCCGCATAGTCGAGTGCGGCGTGCATGTCTCCGTTGCAGTGGGCGTCGGGGATTCTCTGCACGGCGCGGGCGGTGGCTTCGGACAGCGCAATAGCGGCGTTCACGCTTTGGATTGTCATTATCTGTAAGTCTTCGCGGGCTTTTTCCCGCTCTGCGGCTTTTTCTTGCGCGGCTTTCTCACGCTTGATGATCCTTTGCTCGATCATCCAAAAGCAAAACGCCGTGACAGCGGTTGGCAGTCCGATGGCTGCGAGCATTTCTCCGATGCTCATTCAGTCACCACCTGCCACAGCGCGGCGGTTCCGACGGCTCCCGGCTCCCAGACGTTGTTGTCGATGAGCGACACCCAGGTCTTGCCGTTATGCTTTACTTTGTCGCCCTTCATGTACGGGTTCGTCGAGTCGGGCTGCTCCCACTCCGGCACGACCGACGGATCGGGGATCAGCACCTTCGCGAAAAGCGACGGCGCGGCGGTCGGCTTCCATCCCGCCTGAGAGGTGTGGTTTTGGAGCACGGTGTAAAGCACCCCGCCATCCTGTACCCGCTGTCCTTTCGCATACGCGACGCTGTTTCCGCTCCAGTGTGGATACATGCAGGTCGCCGCGATAGCTTCTTCCTCGGTCAGGCTTGCCGTCTCAGTCATCGCTTTTTCGATGATTGCGCGGAGCTCCCGTGCCTTTGCGATCAGTTTTTCATCCATGTTACTCAACTCCTAAAATGGTTTTGTTGACAGCTTCAATCGTCGCGAGCTGCTCTTCAAGCTCCGCGACCTTTGCGGACAACGCGGTCAGGTCTCCGGACGGCTTCGGCTTCGGCTTCTCCCCGTCTGCCGGATAAAATGTCCCGGTCGCGTCGTCATACAGCCAGCCCTCCGGCGGTGTGGGCTTGATGAAGCGGGCGTCACCTTCTTGCGTGCCGTCGTAGCCCCAGCCCTCGAAGACATTATCCGGCGCCTCAACGAAGAGAACGTCCGGAGGGTATTTGCCCTCCGTGTCGGCGAGTGTCGGATGCACCGCGGTCGCGTCGTAGTAGCAGAAATTGTCGACTATCTGAAATACTTTCATAATCATGCCTCCATGATGTTGTATGTGATCACGGCAATGCCGTCTCCGCCCTTGCCGCCGGTGCCACTGTCGCTGCCTGCGCTGCCGCCTCCGCCTCCACCAGCAGCTGTGCCGCCATCGCCACCCCAATACGGCGAGGGGGTGTTATTCCCGCCGCGACCGCCGTTGCCATCGGCTCCGTAGCCGCCTCCACCGCCGCCGCCGCCGAAGTTGGGTTTCCCGCCGTCTCCGCCTTTGCCGCCATATCCGCCGCCAGCGCCGCCGCCACCGGATCCAGCGCCACCAGCACCCGTTCCTCCTGCGGCGGCTGTGCCATTCCCGCCGTTGCCAGCGGCAGAAGAGTTTGATAGTCCTCTTCCACCGCTCCCACCATAGCTGCCAGAACCGCCGGTGCCGCCAGACACTGTTCCGCTAGTGCTTTTGGCCCCGGCTCCACCACCACCGGTGCCGCCAGAGCCGCCATCGCCAGCATAATTGGTGCTGCTAGAAGCACGCCCCGCCGTGCCGCCACTGCCGCCATTGGCGGAAGCGAGCGTGCCAAAAGACGTAGCTCCACCATTACCTCCGGCAGTGCCGATATTATACCCAGCGGAGCCGCCATTTCCTCCGGTACCTATGGTGATTGGATACACCTGGCCCGGAGAAACTGTTAACACTTTAGACACCATGTGTCCGCCGCCTCCGCCTCCACCGGCGGTGCCGCCGTTGCCGCCTCCACCGCCTCCACCGCCGAATAGCAGGATGTGAACGGAGGTGACACCCTGTGGGCACTCCCACGAGCCGGACTGTGTAAATATCTTAGTCACCGGTTTCGCTGTCATATTGAGGATCACATAACCGTCGAGCGCAGATGAATACACCAGTATCATCCACACGCCAGCTTTTATGCCGCCTTTTACTTCTTGCCCGGATGCTGTGTAAATGGTCTTCGCCCCCGTCCCATTGACATTAAGAGTTGCACCGCCCGCGAGGTTATATGTGGACTTAATCCGCACTTCCGCCCCGTCCACCAGTGCAAACCCCTCCTGCGCGAGAGTCAGCGCGGAAGTCGTTCCGCCCGCTGTTCCTGACGCCGCGAGAATTTCGTCGAGGAGCTGTTTGTTCACTGCTGTGCCTTCGTTCACGACGGTGTTTTTTAGTTCCAGCGCAACGTTTTCCGCGACTTTCGTCCCGTCCGGGCGCTTGATGTCATATCGTGGAATGACCGTCGCGTCGGTCGACACTGCTTTCGCGAGCACTTCATCTTGTCTTTTTATCGCCATTTTCATATGCTCCTTATCATCTGTCTTGTATAGCTGCCACCCGCCGTAAACGTTCCGGCTCGTCGGTAAATGGATTTCATCCCATCGAGCAGTAAATCGATGTCCGCGAGCACTTTCTCAATGTTGTTCGCGCCGACGTAGCCCAGCTTGTCCTCCGGCTTCGGCAGTTCCCCGGTCTCCGCGAGCGTGTAGTACGCGTCCCGGAGCCGCTGAACATTCTCAATATACGTCGACCACTGCGCCCGCCGAACGATGTCGCCTTCCTGCCACTCCCGGTCTTCGGATTTGCTCCCTTTAAGCACCGGCGTCACCTCCACCGGATACCCCGCCGACGTCAGCGCGGCGGCGAGGAGTTTTACCGCGGTTTCGACGCGGTTGAGG